CTAACGATCGCCGCGAAAGGCGGCTATCAGGGCCGCGACTTTTTCTGCGTCCGCAATGGGCAGCTCGAGGAGGTCGCGGACGGCCTGCTGTATCGACTCAGGAGCAGCATCAAATCTCTCCTGAATCTTCACCTTCTTCCCCGCCCCGACAGGCGGTTTTCGCGATCGACGCAGCGCGTCAAGTCCCGCGCTGTCGAGGCGCGACAAATCGTCCTCAAGCAACACGTTCAAATCAACCCGGAAGTGCTTTGCTAGCTGTGGCGCAAGATCCGACCGGCTACTGTCGCGCTTTTCCAGCGCATAGATCGGCTGCTGTGATTCGATGCCGATAGCGCGCGCAAGGTCCGGACGGGTTTCGCCCGTCAGGGTGCGTAGTCGTGCGACGTTCTTTCCGAGTGCCATGAGCCGGACTCTATAAACAATTGTATATTCGATCAATAAACGAGAGTTGACTGACGATAAACTATGGTTTATCGTTCGCGCATGAACACTCCGTCGCAACTCTCACCATTCGAAACGTTGTGCCTCGCAGTCAGCCTTTGCGACTCGCAAGCCGACTTTGCGAGGAGGGTCGGCGTATCCCCCCAAGCTGCAAGTAATTGGATTAAGCGGGACCGCCGTGCGCCGATCGAAGCTTGTCCATTTGTTGAGCGCGCCGTTGATGATCCGCGCGTCGTGTGCGAAACGCTCCGGCCGGACTACCAAGGTTGGGTCGTCTTGCGCCAACTGATGCTGCGCGGCGACGAGAGCTTGCGGGAGCAGAAGGAGCTCGCGGGATGACGCCCTCGGGTTCAATGAAGTAAGGGGCGAAATCGCTTTCAGTTATTTTATCTTGTTTGGGTTAACGATATCCTATTGGGCATGCTGTCCCTTACGGGCCAGCGGAAGGAGCCAACGTGACAAATGCTAACGACAAGTGCGCTGTGACGATCGAGGCAAGTCCCATTGGAACGGGGCGCGTCTTGATCGATGGCGTCGAGTTCCGGTGTGTCCAGAGTGTCAACGCGCGTACCCAACAGAGGGAGACTTCATGAAGCGCATGTACGCGCGTTTCGTCCTGTGGCTGATTCGGCCGGCGCTCAACTTGCGGACTGAGCGCCAGAAAGCCGCGGTCCGTTACTACGAGGCAGCTATCGGATCGACTGGGCCAAGTTGGAGAAGCCTTCGGAATACCGTTCAAACGACGACAGGACGCCATCGCCGGCCCGTTCGCTGTTGAGCAATGTCACACGAGCCACCTCAAGTGCTTGAGTGTGCTCCGTGATGAACCGATTGAGTTGATCTTTGGACATCGACCGAAGTAGAGCGTCAACGACTGCAAGAAGCGCCATGTTTTCGCCCTTCAGTTCGCAGATCCGGTCAGCCACGTCTTTTAGATCCTTCATGGGGGGGCCCCGTATGGAAATGGTTGTGTGAGAGCTGCCAATTCTAAGACGAAAGCTCGGGACCCTCGCCCAATGCAGTAGATCGCGCCTGCATGGCGCGGTTGAGGAAATTGAATTTTCGTTCGCATCATAGGGACACACTTTAGTAGTCCTTACCGCGACAAACAACGTTCAGATGAGGATTGAATGAACATCATCGACGCCGCATACGCGGTTGTTCACGATTACCCGGGCGGCAGTGAGTCGCTCGCGCCGCGTCTCGGTATGTCGGCGGCGGTGCTGCGGAACAAGGTGAACCCGAACAACGCTACGCATCACCTCGGGCTCGCTGACGCGGTTCGCGCGACGGACGTGACCAACGACGATCGGATGCTCGAAGCGTGGGCAGCGGCGCGTGGTTACGCGCTCGTGAAGTTGCCGAGCGCCGTTGACTGCTGCGACGCCGCGATCGTCGAGCTGATGGGCAAGGCGTGGTCGACGCACGGCGACGTCGGACAGGAGATCGTGAAGACGCTCGAAGACGGCCGTGTCGAGCGGCACGAGATCGAGCGCGTGGATCACCGAATCTTCAAGCATGCGCAGGTGCTTCTCGATATCTCCGCGCGGCTGCGCGGCATGGCTGAGTAGCCGAATGCGCCTTATCGTCACGCCGATCACACTTGAAGAGGCGAACGCGTTCGTTTCGACTCACCACCGCCATCATCGGCCCGTTGTTGGTCACAAGTTCAGTGTCGCAGTCGCGGCCGGCGACGATATTCGCGGCGTCGCGATTGTCGGGCGACCAGTTGCTCGCGGCAATGACAACGGTCTCACTCTCGAGATCACGCGATGTTGTCCCGATGGGACGCGTAACGCATGCTCCGCGCTCTATGCCGCCGCGTGGCGCGTCGCCCGCGCACTCGGCTATCGACGCCTGATCACATACACGCTGCCGGACGAGGGCGGTGCGAGTCTTCGCGGGGCAGGCTGGCGGCTCGTCGGTGCGCGAGGCGGTGGAAATTGGAACACGCCTTCACGACCGCGCGTCGACACGGCTGTACATCTTCGCGGCCAGAAACTTCTCTGGGAGGCGGTGTGAATGGTGTGGCTCTTCATTCCATCGAACTTTGCGCAGGCGTCGGCATGCTCGGCGAAGGTGTCCGCACCGCACTCGAGCATTTCGGAATCGGGCATCGAACCGTTTGCTACGTGGAGCGCGAAGCCACTGCTGCCGCGCAACTTGCCGCGCTTATGGAAGCGGGAGCCATTGATCAGGCGCCTATCTGGTCTGACCTTCTCACATTCGATGGCGCAGCGTGGCGTGGACGAGTGGATTGCGTCATTGCCGGCTTCCCGTGCCAAGACCTATCTGTCGCCGGGCGTCGAGCAGGCCTCGACGGCAAGCGCTCCGGCCTCTTCTTCAGAGTCGCCGATATTGCCGACTATTGCGGTGCGTGGCTCCTCGTTTTGGAGAACGTCTCAGGAATCATTTCTGCCACCGCCTCCGTTGTGGACGAAACGGAAGGCGAACTCGCCGAACGCGCAGCCTCCCGAGTCGTGGGAGAACTGGCCGACCGCGGGTGGGATGCGGAATGGACGCATCTACGCGCGTCCGATGTCGGCGGAAGCCATCAGCGCGAGCGTTGGTTCTGTATCGCATGGCGGATGGGCGACGCCCGACTGCAACACGTCGAGCTACAGCAACGGCGAGTTTGGCCCAAACATCCGTCAGCAGGTGATCACATGGGCAACGCCGGATGCAAATGCGATGGAGCGAACGAACCGATCGCCGTCGCCGAATGCCGCCGAGCGTCCGACGCTGGCGTTAGCTGCTCGTGCATGGCCGACGCCGCACGGGACGGATGGTGCGAAGGGAGGTCCGAATCAGCACGGCAGTTCGGGCGATCCGATGTTGCCGAGCATGGCGGCGCAGTGGGCAACGCCGAACGTCCCGAGCGGCGGGCGTTCAGTGTCTGCGGACGTAGTGGCGACACGCGGCAAGACGGCGAACGGCAAGCGACAGGTCGGGCTCGAGTCGGAAACGCGCCATTGGGCGACGCCAATGAGCAGCGAAAACAGCAATCGGACTACGAAGTCGGCGCCGAGTCACGGGAACGGTCACGGGATGGTGCTTGCCGGGCAGGCGGCGGATTTCTCGACCTCTTTGCGCCCGGTCCGATCGATGATCGATGGCCGCGAATTATCGCCAACCGACCGGACCTTGCGCCGGCGATTGAACCCGGCGTTCGCATGTTGGTTGATGGGGTGGCCTACGTGGTGGACGAATCCCGGAATCACCAACTCCGTCAGGTCGGAAATGGCGTCGTACCGCTCCAAGCTGCGGTCGCAATTGTCACTCTTGCTCGGCGAGCCGGGCTTTTCGAATGGGGAAAATAACATGGCGAAGAACTCAATCGACGTCTACGGGGCATCGGGCAAGGGCAACGTCCTTTCGATGGACCCCGACAAGCTGACGCTCGTCACGGACCCGAAGCACCCGCTGTACGACCGGCGCGTACATCAGGCGCCGAACCCGAAGACGGTTCGGAACTACCGCGCGCAGGGCGTGCTCGAGCCGGTGCTCTTCTACAAAGACCCGGAGACGGGCGAGAACCTCGTGATCGACGGCCGTCGCCGAGTGATTAACGCGCGCGAGCTGAACCGTCAACTGATCGATGCGGGCGAAGAGCCGATCACGATTCCGGCGATCCCAAAGCGCGTTATGCGCGACAGCGACAAGTCGTTCGTCGGAATGATGGTCAGCACGAACGAGATCCGCGAAGAAGACTCGCCGATCAACCGGGCCGAGAAGATGGCTCGCATGCTCGACGTCGGCCACACCGAGGATGCTATCGCCGTCGCGTTCGGTGTCGAGGTGCCGACCGTGCGCTCTGCTTTGAAGCTGCTCGACTGCTGCATGGCGGTGCGTGACGCTGTTGAGGCGGAACAGATCACTGTGTCGCACGCGCTGAAGCTTGCGAAGCTGTCGCCCGACGAGCAACGCGCGAAGGTTCAGGCGTTGATCGATGCCGCTGACGGCAAGGAAGGGCACGCGCGCTCGCGTGCGCAGAAGGCCGTGCTCGGCGGTACGGCGGCACGCGTACGTCCGCGTAAGCAGATCGAGGCGGCGCTCGCGGAGGCGACGGGCGAGCGCTTGGCGGCACTGCGATGGGTGCTCGGTATTGACGACGCGGAAAGCGCACAGGAGGCCGCCGAATGAGTTTCGAGCACCTCAACCGCGCTATGCGCGAGCAGTTCCCGCCGACGGCCAAGGTGATCCTGATCTTTCTGGCGCGGTTGGCCGACGAGCAGGGGAATTGCGATCCGTCGATCGACGCCATTGCGGAATTCGCGAGCGTGACGCGCGTGACCGTGTCGTCGACCCTTCGCACGTTGGAGGAGGCCGGTGCGCTGCGCATTACGCGCCGGCCCGGTCACCCGAGCGCCTATCGCTTGACTCTCGGGAGAGCGTCTTGACTCCGACCGACATCAAAGAGCCCGTTCCGGCGCGCGCTGGCGAAGTGACGCCCGTTGCGGTGACAGCTCGCGCAGCGGCCACGCGTACGTGTCTGTCATGTGGCGCAAAGACTGACGCTGACGGCGCGTTGCCGTGCGGGCACTGAGGAGCCTATGAGCGTCAAGGTTATGAACGCGGTGTTCGAGCGCTATCCGGAAGGCGGCGGCGAGATGATTCTCGCGCTGGCACTTGCGGACCATTCGCACGACGACGGGACGCACATCTATCCGAGCGTCGACAAGTTGGCTGCGAAGACGCGCCAATCGCCGCGTGCAGTGCAGTACCAGCTTCGCCGGATGCAGCAGTCGGGCTGGCTAATTCTCGTGAGCGAGTCGAAGGGCGGGCGTGGGAATACGCGCGAATACCGAATCAATTCGGACTGGATAAACGGTGCAGAACTTGCGCCCATTTCGTCGGGTTCAAAGGGTGCAAAAAATGCACCCAATGGAAAGGGTGCAAACGACGACGTAAAGGGTGCAACTGGCGACATAAAGGGTGCAAATCACAGCACTAAAGGGTGCAAAGCTTTTGCACCCGAATCATCAGGAACCGTCATAGAACCATCAGAGAACCATCAACCCGCGCGGCGTGCGCCGCGAGTTGCGTTGCATGGCGAACTGCGATCAATCGAGCTGCCCGACTGGTTGCCCGTCGACGCGTGGCTCGACTGGTGCGAGCACCGCGAGGCGAAAGCGGCGGAGAAGTCGGCGCCGTGGACACGCCCGGCGGCGAAGGTGTCGCTGCGCCGCCTCGAGAAGCTGAGAGAGCTTGGGCATGCCCCGGCGGACTGCATCGACGAAGCGGTACTGCGCGGCTGGACGGGGCTGTTCCCGGTGAAGCCGGACGGCACGGCGACGAGCGGGCAGGACGTTCCTGCCGACTGGCACAAGAGCGCGCAAGGTGTCACTGACCGCGGTAAGCAACTCGGCATCGAGCAGCGCGAGGGCGAAGTGTTCATGCGTTTCAAGGCGCGCGTCGTCAAGGCGGCCGGCCCAGGCGAGGCGATGGAGGAAATGCTGCGCGAGGCTGCCCGCTTCGGGAATGAGACCTACGAGCAGTTGTACCGGTACTTCAACGACATCCCGCGCGATCAGGAGGCGACGTGACGAAGCGCGCTTCACGGCCGCTCGTTGTTCCCGAGGGTACGGCGATGGTTGGCACGGCACGCGTGCGCGACGACCGAACTATCGGTCGCAGCTTCGCCGAGCGCGAGCTGGCGCGCCGCACGGGCAAGCAGCCGAACTCCGAATTCGACGAAATCGCATCCGGCGACCTCGACCGGCCACTCTTCACGCCGGTAATGACGGCGAAGCGCTCGAAGTACCGCAACACGAAGTGCGAGCACGACGGCATCAGGTTCGACAGCAAGCGCGAGCGGTCGCGATGGTTCGAGTTGATCAAGCAACAAGACGTCGGGCTGATCAGCGGTCTTCGGCGTCAGGTGGCGTTTGAGCTGATCGCGCGTCAGCGGCGTTCCGACGGTTCGATCGAGCGAGCAGTCGAGTACGTTGCCGACTTCACCTATCGCAATTCGGTGGGTGAGCTTGTGGTCGAGGACGTGAAATCAGCGGTGACACGGAAGAACAAGGACTACGTCATTAAACGAAAGCTGATGCTCCGAGAGCACGGCATCACGATTCAGGAGGTCGAGTGAAGAAGACGGTGAGCTTGAGCACGGGGAACTGGCTGATCTGCGATTGCTTGAAGCGGAAGGCCGGCCGCCGCGGGCTGACGATTGAGCAGATCGGATACGAAGCGTCGATGACGACTGATACGGTGAAGGGGCGCATACGAAACCTTCTCGGCAAGAAGTATGTTGAGCGCATCGAAGGCTCGCGCCCCACGACGTACCGCTGCTTGCTCAAGGAACTTCCGTCGCCGACTGAGTCGCCGCAAGAGAGGCTCTTGAAGCGAGCAGCCCAACAGCATCGAGAACGTAACGCGGCGATCGCGCACGCGGCATTCGCCATGGACCGGATGATTCGTTCCTGCGCAGTCGTTGCGCAACGCGATCGGCGCCAATGAAGCGAACGGGATTCAAACGAAAGCCGCATTCGCCGTTCAGCAGCCTGACGCGAACGGCGACGCTGAAGCGTCAGAAGGCGATCGTGAAGCGGATCAAGCGGCCGACCGTCGCCGAGGGTTCGAAGTATTTGGCGGCGTGCCGCGGCGAACCGTGCTTTCTGCGTGTGCCGGGTGTGTGCCGTCTTAACCCGCTCGACGAAACCGTTGTGCCGTGCCACTCGAACCAATCGCGCCACGGGAAGGCCGGGGCGATGAAGGCGAGAAACGAATTTACGGTTCCCGGTTGCGTCGCGTGTCACGCGTGGATCGATCAGAACCGGGTCGGCACGCCGAAGCAGGCCAAGTTCGATGTGTGGGATCGGGCATATGAGGAATGGGAGCCGGTACGGGCTCGAAAGATGGGAGAAGCAAATTGCCAGTGAGGATGTGGGTTGAGATTCCGGACGGTTCGTATAGCGTGCCGAGACATCGCGGACGTGGCGGAATTATCGTCTGTGAGCGGAAGCGCGAGATCGACGCGACAGTATTTCGAATCGCTCGAATCGCCACCGTTAAGCGCCAGTTGGTCACGGCCGTCGAGGTGGATGCGTTTATTCCCGAAATGCACCGATCGCGTATCCCACAGTGCGATGGCCGTTGGGTGGAGCCGGGCGTTTTCCGGACGAAGGCATACGCGTATCGAAACCGGAGCTCGCGTGTGCTCGGCGCGTTCATCAAGAGTGGTGATGATGCATGGGACGTGCGGGGGATGTCGTGAGCGCCTATCTCTACTTCGACCAGGGTGAGATTGCGGAGCCCGTGGCAAAGATGGCGGTGCGTCGCAACGAAGCAAGCACGGGTCGCCGCGTCATCGCGTTTCCGGGCTGTCCGCTCGAAGGCGTCGAACTCAAGGGCGGCCAAATCGAGATGCGGTTTCCACGCAGCGAGGAGATACGCACTGTCCTGATTAACTGGCTGATGTACTGGGGAATCCCGTTTCGAGTCCTGCCATGAACGAGCAAAACGAACCGACGATCGACGAGAGCAACCAGATAGAGGAACTGCTCGACGAGTGGTACGACTGGCAATCGGGATACACACCGAACCTCGGACATGGAAGGGTCGCCGCCACGTGCCGAGGCTTCGCCGAAGACGACCGGACCGAAACGGCGGAGGAACGCGCAGAGAAGGCCAATCGGAAGGCGGCAAAGCGGCGCGCGGAACTGGTTGACGTCTGCGTCGATGCGTTGGCGTGGCAGGAGCGTGCCGCGATCCAGCAGCACATGAAGGCGAAGCGCGTTAGCGAGATGAACCGAGCATGCGGTGCTCGCGTCTGGTCCAATCCTCGCGGGTTCGCCTTTCCGGACGCACACGCGACGTATCAGCAGGCGAAGCGGTCGATTCTTGGGCCGCTGAAACGTCGCAGCCTGCTGAAGTGTCCAGAATTACTGTAGCTACAAATATCCCTTGCATTCAACATTTATCGTAGCTACAATAATTTGCATGGACATCACCTTTGACCCGACCAAGAACGAAACGAACATTGCCAAGCATGGAGTGTCGTTGGCGCTTGCAGCGCAACTCGACTGGTCAGGACGTGTTGTCCTACGTGGACGACCGACGCGACTACAGTGAAGTGCGCGAAGTCGGGTTCGGTGTGATCGGCGATCGCCTCTATTGCGTGGTGTTCACGCAGCGCGGCGACTCGATGCACATCATCAGCATGCGTAAGGCGAACAAGCGGGAGGCCAAGAGCTATGTCGAGCAAGCGTAAGATCGTCATGCCGACGGACGAGGAAGACGCGGCAATCAACCGCGGCATCGCGGCCGATCCCGACACGTTCGAAGTGCCGGCGGAAGACTTCGCGAAGATGACGCGGCGAGGCAAGCGTGGTCGTCCGCCGCTCGAAGCGCCCAAGGTGCAATTGACCGTGCGCTACGACGTCGACATTGTCGACGCCTTCAAAGCGACGGGCGAAGGTTGGCAGACGCGCATGAATGATGCGTTGCGCGAGTGGCTGAAGGAGCACCAGCCTGCGTGATTGCCGACCGACGATGTCGTTATAAAAAAGGGGTTGTAAACCGCGCCGCGTTTCGCTATATTGACGACGTCGGGCGCGAGGTGCGCCCAAATGAAGCCCGCAAGGTGAAAGCCTCGCGGGCTTTTTCGTTTCCGCGCCCGGAACTGATATGGCTGTTCTGATGTTTCACCGTCGTCCGCACTGGGAGCGTGCGGCTGTGGCGGTCATCGAGTTCATGCGACTGCATTACGCAGATCGACGAGACGAGCGACATTGCGTTACGACTGTGCAGGCGGCAACTCGATCAAGTCGTCGACGGGCACGGCAAGTGCGCTGGCGATCTTAGACAGCACGTCGGTAGTACCGACGCGCTGCCGGGTTTCGATTTGGCTGAGATACGGTTTGCTGATGCCGGCTGCTGCGGCGAGCGCATCTTGCGTCATGCGCAGATGATTGCGCCAAGCTCGAACAGGGTGATCGCCCGCCAGTTCAGCATCGAGCACAGCGGCCGGGATGCGGCGGCCGTCGTCGCTTGCCTTGGCCTGCGCGTAGAGCGCTTCATCTTCGAGGTCTTCGATCAGGTCCTTCACGCGGTCCCACAGTTCGATGGGGACCACGGCAAAGGCCCGGTGGCCGTCCTGCTCGATAAATTGAACTTCGGTCATTTGTAGGCACCTCCACGGGGTTTGACGGCCAGCACAACGATCACGACGCGGCCATCTTCGATTTCGTACAACACACGCCAATCGCCAACTCGGAGCCGGTAGCCGGGCTGGCCCGCCAACTTTTTCGCGTTCGGATTCGGTGCGTAGGGGTCAACTGCCAGTGCATCGATCTTTGCCCGAATCGTCGCCGAAATGTTGCGCGGCATTGCCTTGAGGGCTTGGGCGGCTTGTTTGGTGAATTCGATTGAGTGCATGAGCACATGTTAGCACATTGCTAACAAATATGCAAACAAAGTTAGCGGATTTGTAGAGATGGCACGACGCCCGATGAAGCCGTGCAAGCACCGGGGGTGCGGTGCGCTCGTCGCCGATGGTAAGTCGCACTGCGATCAACATGCGCACGAGGCCGTCAAATGGAAGTCCGACGCGGTGCGCGGCAATCGTCATGCGCGGGGATACGGAACCGCGTGGGACAAGATCAGGCAGCGCATCTTGCGCCGCGACAGCGGCCTCTGTCAGCCCTGTTTGCAAGCAGGGCGCGTGACTGTCGCCACTGCGGTTGACCACGTTATTTCGAAGGCGCGGGGTGGCACCGACCACGACGAGAACCTGCAAGCGATCTGCCGTGACTGTCACGCGGCGAAGACGGCGCGCGAGCGGTTGCGGTGACGTGGTGGTGGCCCGCCCGTCGTTGCCCGCCCGGCGGATGCGCCGGGCGGGGAGGGGGGTGAAAAAGTCTAGGAGGTGTCGCCTCCGGGACCGCCCGCTTCGTCGAATTTTCACGCCCGCGAAATTAAAAATTCAGGAGTTTGCCAGTGGGAGGTATCGCGACAGTGCCGGGCCGGGGCAGAAAACCCAAGCCGACGGCACGGAAAATCGCTGCGGGAAATCCCGGCAAACGCGCGCTGAATAAGGACGAGCCGGACTTCGGCTTGGTCACGAACATCGAGCCGCCGGACTGGATTGTCGGCGAGGCGCGGGGCATGTGGGAGCGCGTTGTGCCGCTGCTTTGTGGACAAAACATCTTGCAAGTGACCGACCTGCACATTGTAGAAATCTTCTGTGCGGCCTACGGCAACTGGAGGACCGCCCAGGACGATTTGACTCGCAACGGCCCTGTCGTCGACAGCTCGCAAGGCAGTCCGATGAAGAATCCAGCTGCGACCGTTGTGAAGGAAGCGGCGACGCAAATGGCGAGCTTCGGCGCAATGCTGGGGCTCGACCCGGCGAGCCGGCAGCGCCTGGTCGGCGCAAAGCCGAAAGCAACGGACAACCCTTTCGCGAAGCTGCTCGGCAAATGATTGGAAGACATGGAGACGAATTTCCCGCGCGTAGAGCAGGGGCTCAAGTTCGCGCGAGAAGTCGTTCGTGGCAAGCGCTCCGCTTGTCGGTATGTGCAACTCGCTTGCAAGCGCCACCTTGACGACCTTGCTGCGAGCCGAAAGAAGGACTTCCGCTGGAAGTTCGATCCGGAGGTGGCCGAGCGGAAGCTCGCACTCATTGAGCTGCTGCCGCACACGAAGGGCGAGTGGGCGTTCAAGGGGCAACTGGTAACGCTAGAGCCGTGGCAGAAGTTCGGCCTGATGGCGACGTTCGGATGGCTTAATAAGCGCACCGGCAAGCGCCGGTTTCGAGAAAGCTACTGGGAGGTCCCGAGAAAGAACGGCAAATCGGTGATTGCCGCGGGCGTTGGCATCGGTATGTTCGTCCTCGACGATGAGTTCGGTGCGGAGGTATATGCGGGCGCGACGACCGAAAAGCAGGCGTGGGAGGTATTTCGTCCGGCACAGCTGATGGTCAAGCGTTCGCCCATGCTGATTGACTCGGCTGGAATCGAGGTGAATGCCTCGAACATGAACAAGCCAGCTGACGGCAGCCGGTTTGAGCCGATCATCGGCAACCCGGGCGATGGCGCGTCGCCGTCGTGTGCGATCGTAGACGAGTATCACGAGCACGACAGCGCGGCATTGTACGAAACGATGCTGACTGGCATGGGCGCGCGTCGACAGCCGCTCATGTTCATCATCACGACTGCGGGCGCGAACATCGAGGGGCCGTGCTTCGACAAGCGCAGGCAGGTGATCGAAATGCTCGAAGGGACGGTGCCCGACGACGAGCTTTTCGGCTGGATTTGGACCATCGACGAAGGGGACGATTGGACCGATCCGCGCGTGCTGGCGAAAGCCAATCCGAACATCGGGATCTCGGTCTATCAGGAGTATCTCGAAAGCCAGCAACAGCGCGCAATCAAGTCTGCACGCTTCACAAACACGTTTAAGACGAAGCATTTAAACGTCTGGACGTCGGCCAAGGCAGGCTATTTCAACCTCGAAGACTGGAAATCATGCGAAGACCGATCACTAACCCTCGAGCAGTTCGAGGGGCAAGATTGCGTGCTCGCGCTCGACATGGCGCGCAAACTCGACCTGAACAGCATGGCGCGGCTTTTCTGGCGCGACATCGATGGGCGGCGGCACTACTTCTGCGTTGCGCCGCGGTTCTGGGTGCCCGAAGACACTGTGCGCAATACCGAAAACCGCCGTATGGCGGAGCGATATCAGGCATGGGTCAATCAGGGCGTTCTGCTCGAAACGGACGGCGCGGAGATCGACTATCGCGACATTCTCGAGGAGGCGAAGGATGCGAACCGGTTGTGCCCGGTGCAATGTACTCCGCTCGATCCGCATGGCGCGACGAATCTGGCCCATCAGCTCGAGGACGAAGGGCTGACGCCGGTCACGATCGTGCAGAACTACACGAACATGTCGGACCCAATGAAGGAGCTTGAGGCGGCGATTACAGCGGGCCGATTCCATCACGACGGTAATCCGATCATGACGTGGTGTATCGGCAACGTCATCGGCAAGAACCTGCCGGGCAACGACGACGTGGTGCGTCCGATCAAGCAAGGCAACGACAACAAGATTGACGGTGCTGTCGCACTAATCATGGCGATAGGCCGCGCCATGCTTGAAAGTCATGCTGGCTCAATCGACGAGTTCTTCTCGAGTCCGATCATCGTATGAAGCAAGGCAAACAAAGGGCGCTGGGGCGCATCAAGTCAAGCTTCTTGAAATGGCTTGGCGTGCCCATTTCGCTGACCGACGGAAGCTTCTGGTCCGCGTGGGGCGGTATGGGGTCATCGAGCGGGGAGACGGTGACGGCCGATTCGGCACTTCAGCTATCTGCGGTGTGGTCGTGTGTCCGTCTGATCGCGGAAACTATCGCGACTCTTCCGTTGAATCTCTATCAGACCAAGCCAGACGGAACGCGTGTTCTCGCGAAGCAACACCGACTGTACACGGTCATCCATTCTCAGCCAAACGCAGAGAACACGGCGGCCGAGTTCTGGGAAGTGATCGTCGCGAGCATGCTGCTATGGGGGAATGGGTACGCGAGAAAGCTCCGATCGGCGAGTGTGCTCATCGGCCTTGAACTGATGCTGCCACAGCGTACGACCGTGAAACGCCTCACAAGTGGAGCGTTGCAATACACCTATCGCAACGTCGATGGAACTGTCAGCACGCTTGCCGAGGACGATGTGTTTCACGTTCGAGGGTTCAGTCTCGATGGCTTGATGGGGCTTACGCCGATTCAATACGCACGTGAGGTTCTTGGGAATTCAACGGCCGCGAATAAGACGAGCGCGAGCGTCTTTCGGAATGGGTTGCGACCGTCAGGTGTGCTCTCGACCGACCAGATTCTCCAGAAAGAAAAACGTGCGGAGATCCGAACGGATCTAGCGGAGCAGTTTGGCGGCGCGATGCAGGCCGGGAAAACGATGGTGCTGGAAGCCGGGATGAAATACCAGGCCATCACCATGAATCCCGGCGATGTCCAATTGCTGGAGACGCGGGCATTCAACATCGAAGAGATCTGCCGTTGGTATCGCGTTCCGCCGTTTATGGTTGGCCACAGCGAGAAATCGACAAGCTGGGGAACTGGGATCGAACAACAGACGCTCGGCTTCTTGACATTCACCCTGCGGCCATGGTTGACGCGGATTGAACAGGCAGCGCGACGATCGCTGCTGAAGCCGGGAGAGCGTGATCAGTTTTATGCGGAGTTCTCCGTTGAAGGGCTGTTGCGAGCCGATAGTGCAGGCCGAGCGGCGTTCTATTCAACGATGACCCAAAACGGCCTGATGACGCGTGACGAATGTCGGGCGAAGGAAAATCTGCCGCCGATGGGTGGTAATGCAGCAGTGTTGACGGTTCAGTCGGCATTGCTCCCAATCGACAAGCTCGGTGAGCACACGACGGCCACGGCTGCGCAGGACGCCTTGAAAGCGTGGCTCTACCAGGAGGAAAAAACACATGCAACGCAAGAGCGGTAAAGGCCGATACAAGGTCCGCGCCTTCGATCTCGACGTCAAGTCAGTCGACGACGCAGGTCAGTTTTCAGGATATGGGTCGGTATTCGGAGTGGTCGACAGCTATAAGGAAGTTGTGGCGCCGGGGGCGTTTTCAAACAGTCTCGATGCGCTCAGGAAGAGCGGCCGGGCGTTGCCGGTTCTGTGGCAGCACGACTCCTATACACCGATCGGATCATGGGCCGGCCTCAAGGAGGACGACAAGGGTCTCTACGGGGATGGCGATCTGTGGATCGATGAAGCGCCGAATGCAAGGATCGCGTATCGCGGAATGAAGGCAAAGGCAATCACGGGACTGTCGATCGGCTATTACGTGCTCTCGTCGGATTACAACGAAAAAACGGGGATTCGCACGCTGAACGAAGTCGATCTGGTCGAGATCAGCATCGTTACGAACCCAGCAAACGCGAATGCGCGAATCGACGCTGTGAAAGCGATCATCGCGCACGGCGGATTGCCATCGCTTCCGGAATTCGAGCGGTTCCTGCGCGAGGCGGGCTTCTCGAAGTCCATGGCCGCGGTTATCGCAAATCGCGGACTAAAACATCTGCTCCAGAGTGAGTCTGGTGACGTGGTGAACGACGTGAATCGGCTGCTCGACGGCCTCAAATCTCTTACTTTCAAGGAATGAACATGAGTCACATGAACGAACCGCGACAGTTCGGCCGCAAGAGCGGTGGCGACTCGCACCCGGAGCAAGTGCTCGAAACCGTCACGAAGGAACTCAAGCGCATCGGCGACGAAGTGAAATCCGCCGGCGAGAAGGCGCTCGCTGAGGCGAAGAAGGCTGGGGACCTGGGCGCAGAAACGAAAGCCACGGTCGATGAGCTCTTGGTCAAGCAAGGTGAACTTCAAGCACGCCTGCTGGAGGCCGAGCAGAAGCTGGCTCGCAGCGGCGGTAGTGCCGAACCCGAAGTGCCGAAGACGCTCGGTCAACTCGTGACCGAATCCGAGGAGATGAAGGGGATGGACGGAAGCGCGCGCAAATCGGTGCGCGTTCGCGTCGATCGCAAGGGCATCATGAACGTGCCGGCAACGGTCGGTGCCGGCGTCAGCGGCAGCAATTCACTGGTCGCGGCAGACCGTCAAGCCGGAATCGTCGCTCCGCCGCAGCGGCAGATGACGATTCGCAATCTGCTCATGCCCGGCCAAACGTCGTCGAGCAGCATCGAGTACACCGTCGAAACCGGCTTCACGAACAACGCCGCGACGGTCGCCGAGAGTGCGCAGAAGCCGACTTCGGATCTGACGTTCAACCTGAAGAACCAGCCGGTTCGCACGATCGCGCATCTGTTCAAGGCGTCGCGCCAAATTCTCGACGATGCGCCGGCGCTGCAGTCGTACATCGACGGCCGCGCCCGGTATGGACTCCAACTCGCCGAGGAAAATCAACTGCTCAAGGGGGACGGCACGGGAGCGAACATCCTCGGCATCTTGCCGCAAGCGTCGGCATTCGCGCCGTCCATCACGCTCACGAATGCGACGCCGATCGACAAGATTCGTCTGGCGCTTCTGCAGGCCGTTCTCGCCGAATTTCCGGCGACCGGGATCGTCCTGAATCCCATCGACTGGGCATCGATCGAGCTGACGAAGGACGCCCAGGGCCGCTATATCGTCGGCAATCCGGTCAACGGTACGACGCCGCGACTGTGGAATCTGCCGGTCGTCGAGACGCAAGCCATGACAGCGAACGAATTCCTCGTTGGTGCCTTCTCGATGGCGGCGCAGATTTTCGATCGCATGGAGATCGAGGTTCTGCTGTCGACCGAGAACGTCGATGATTTCGAAAAGAACATGGTGTCGATCCGTGCCGAGGAGCGTCTGGCGCTCGCGGTCTACCGCCCGGAATCGTTCGTGACCGGTTCGTTGGCGGAGAAAGCCGGCAACTGACCGGTGTTTCGCAACAGACAGTGGCCGCCTTCGGGTGGCCATTTTTTATCACGGTGCTGATGATGAACAACCCGAATCAAGTGTGGGTGAAGCCCATACGCACATACGGCGGCGTGGACGGAGACAAGAACCCGGCGAGCGCGCCATACCCGGTATCGCGTCAACGTGCGGCCGAGCTGCGGGCAAATGGTCTTGTTCGCGACGCTGATCCGTCGGAATCGAAGGTCGTGGCCCCGGCGCCTGCGAACAAGAAGGCCGCTGCGCCGCAAAACAAGGGGCGGGCGTAATTGATGGAAGGCCAAACGCCCATTGTCTCGCTCGAGTTGGCGCTCGCGCACCTGCGGGAGGAAGAAGGTGTCGCAGACGACCTTATCGGGATCTACGTCAACGCGGCGACGCAGTCTGCATCGGACTACATCGACCGCAAGATCTACGCGAACAATGAAGAAATGCAGGCGGCGATAGCAGAACAAACCGCAGGTGACGATCCGGTGGTTGCTAATGACGTAATTCGCGCAGCAATTCTGCTGACGATCGGCAAGCTATACGCCTATCGCGAGGATGTTGTTGCGGGCACGTCCGCGAGCGTCATGGAACTTCCGAGTGGGGCGAAGGCATTGCTGTTCCCATACCGTACGGGCCTCGGGGTTTGACCATGCTGAGAGCCGGCGACCTGACAGAGAGGATTTCGCTTGAGAAGCGCGGAGGCGGTGAAAACGAGAACGGTGAGCCTTTGCCCAATGACTGGGTGGTGCATGCAAGCGTTTGGGCGAATGTGCGATTTCTGAATGGGAAGGAGTACGTCGTCTCGGGGGCTGTCCGTAGCTCCGCCGTCGCGAGCATGAGGATTCGGTTCCGACTCGATGTCGATAGTGAAATGCGGGTTCGATACGGCGATCAAATTTACGACATCGTCGCAGTGCTGCCGAACCGTGCGAAAGGGTATCTCGACCTGTCGGTGCAGGTGGGAGAAAAATATGTCTAGCGTGCAGATCATCGGTTTAAACGACCTGCAGGCTGATTTCGCGAAACTGGCAAAGGCGCAATCTCGGTCGGTACTCCGGAAGGCGACTATGGCGGGCGCGCGCGTCATCACCCGCGCGGCGAGAAAGCGCGCGCCGAAGAAGTCGGGGAAGCTGCGCCGCAATATCGTCGCGGCGCCACTGAAACAGAAGGATGGGCAGGGCATCGCGGTGGCGGGGATGCGCGTGCGAACACAGGGCAAGGCTGATTCGCCGAACAACGCGTTCCATTGGCGATTCGTTGAGCTGGGGACGCAGCACATGCAAGCGCAGCCGTTCGCTAGACCAGGTTTCGACGAATCGATTGATGAAGCGGAGGCTGCAGTGCGTACGGAAGTCGCGCGCGCTATCGATCAACTGCTTGGAGGCCGGCGTTGAGCGCAATCGTAATCCGTGACGCCTTGCAGGGCATAGGTGGTGCGAAGGGGTATCTCGGCGTCGCACCGGAGAAGGCGCCAGCGCCGTATTTCGTCGTGACGCGCGTACATGGCGCGCTCGACATGGCGCTCGCCGGGCTGACTGGCGGCCGTTCCGGTTCCTATCAGATCGACTGCTACGCGCCGACGTTCACCGACGCCGATCGGCTCGCCGACTTGGCAGTCGATCGTGCGATGTCGGTTCAGGATCGGTTCTCGGTCGGAGGTGTCGACGAGTTGCCGGACGACTATTCGGAGGACACGGGACTATTCCGTATCAGCTTGGAACTATCGGTCGAGTTTTGACCGGCACCACGACAATTCATTTGGCCCGCCGCGTGCGGGCTTTTTCTTTTGTGAGGGGTATATGGCAGCAGAGAAGAGCAAGCGCACCAAGGCGCAGGGAACCAAGGTCGAGGTGTCGAAAGTTGCGTCGACCGATCTCGACGCGGCCGATCTGGTATTCGTCGATCTTAGTACGACGGGCAAACAGATTCAGTGGCAGGGCGGGCAGTCGGAAGAAATCGACGCGACGACGTTCGCGAGCGACGAAAAGGAATCGGAGCTCGGCTTGCCCGATCCGGGCGAGTTCTCGGTCGACGGCAATTACCAATCGAACGACGAAGGGCAGAACATTCTGCGTGCCGCGCGCGCGACAGGCGAAAAGCACGTGTTCCGTGTCACGTTCGCCGACAAATCGCAGTTTCTGTTCGCCGGCATGGTGCGTCAGTACACGTGGGCGGCGTCGGTCAATGGGCTGATTTCGACGACGTACAGCGTGCGCGTGAGCGGCTCGCCGAAGATCGTGCCACCGCTGGCGGCGTAACTCCCCGATCGCAGATAGGAAATGAGCATGGAAAACGAAAACCAAGGCGTGACGAGCCTGCGTGCAGCGGTGCTGAACCCGCTGACCGGTTGGCGGTACGAATTGATGAACATACCGGAATGGAATGGCGAAAAGATCGCAGTGCGCGAGCCGACGGTCGGCGACCGCATGTTCTGGATCGAAGCGCTTCGGGACATCGCCGGGGTAACGGAGGGCGACGACGAAACGGCGGTTCGCGAGAAGTTCACACGCGCGAGCGACGACGCGCACATGCAGGCGAATGCGCGGCTGTTCGTTCGTGTCGTGTTCGGTGAAATGCCGGATGGTTGGCGGCGGCTATTCTCGGACGACGATGCAACCGCGGTCGCGGCTGCGTTCGGCCCCGTGCACAACCGCATCGTCGTGAAGGCGCTCGAATTCGGCAAGCTCGACGTCGACCCGGTCGAAGACGCAAAAAAGCCTTCTGCCGAACCCCAGGCCTCCGCTTCCTGATGTCGCTCGCGCTGCGGCTCGGCAAGACGTTGGCCGAGCTGTGCGAGCAGATGTCATCCGCCGAGCTGAGTCTCTGGATCGGGTACGACGCGGAATCGCCGGTTGCAGATGATCGTGCGGATCTGCATGCGGCGATGATCGCGGCGGCGGCGTTTCAGTCGCAGGGCGCAAAGGTCAAGGTGTCGGACATGATGCCAAGATGGTCCGGCGAGCCCGCGACGGCGGAGGGAGAGGAAGGGGGCGGCGATCCGTTTCAAGCCGCCCTGATGCGCATGGCGAAGTAGGCGAGAACACACTATGGCAACAAGCCTTCGCGAGCTGATCGTCAGCGTTACGGCGAATACGACCGAATACGACCGCCGCATGCGCGGTCTCTCGTCGACGGCCGGCTCGTATTTCAATGCGGTGCGCGACGGCGGGCGCACAGCGGATGCGGCGTTTGCCTCGAACGCCGCAAGCGTGCAGGTCACGGTGCGCGCGCTCGACGCGGCGCGCAGTTCGATCCGCGAATACGCACAAGCCGCCGCAGCGGCGTTCGGCGTGCATCAGTTGATCGAGTACGCCGACGAATGGACGAACCTGAGCAATCGCCTTCGGATCGTCACGCGTGACCAGATCGATTTCGCGATTGCGCAGAACGACGTGCTGCGCATCGCACGCGACACACGGCAACCGCTCGACGCGACAGCCGAGCTGTATCAGCGGATCGCAAACAACGCGTCGCATCTCGGGTTGTCTATCAAACAGGTCGGCCCGCTTGTCACCACGATCAGCAAGGCGGTCGCGTTGTCGGGTGTCTCGGCAGATACTGCTCGTATGGGGCTCGTGCAGCTTGGACAAGCGTTCGCGGCGGGGCAGTTGCGCGGTCAGGATCTGAATAGCGTGCTCGAAGAGTTGCCGGGTGTCGCGGATGCTATCGCGCGCGGCATGGGCAAGAGTTCGGCGCAGCTCAAATCGATGGCCGAAGAGGGAAAGCTGACCGTCGGTAATCTCGTCGAGGCGCTGACGCGCGCGGCGGGCGGCACGGATACGCTGTTCGAGAAAATGCAGACGACGGTCGGGCAGACGATGACGCGCCTGCAGACGGAGATCGTCAAGTATATCGGCGAGTCGGATCAAGCGACGGGCGCGAGCGCGAGGCTTGCGCAGGGGATCACGTACGTCGCAGAGCACCTCGACGGCATCGTGAAACTCGGCGTGTCGCTCGCGGCCGGGCGGATTGCCGTGTACTTTGGGCAATCCGCAGTCGCGGCGACGCAGGCGGCGACAGCGTGGGTCGGCGCCCAGCGAGCGCTCGTCGAGGAGACGATCAAGCAACACGAGGCGGCGCAGGCAGCGCTCGCCAAAGCGCAGGGCGATCGCGCTGCCGCGGCGGCGAAGCTTCAGAACGCGCAAGCGGCGGAGGCTTCAGCGCAGGCCGAGCTCGCGGGCATGCGAGCGATGCGCGAAAGCCTTGCGATGCAGTCGGCATTGACGGCTGGCTCGATCAAGTACACGGAAGCGAAGCTTGCCGAAGCGCGGGCGGTCGAGGCGACGGCGCAAGCTCACGTCGCAACGGCGCGCGCCAACGTCGCCGGCAGTCAGGAAATCGGCGCGCGCATCACGGGCACGCCGTACGCGGCGATCATCGCTCGCGAGACGGCAGCCGCACTGCAGGAGCTCGAGCGCGCCGAAGCGTCGCTCGCGCTCGCGCAGCAGCGGCGTACGGCGCTTGAGGCGGCAGCGAAGCAAGGCACGATCGACAAAGCGCGTTATACGGCGTCGCTGGCCGAGACGGACCGCGGCCTTGCGCAAGCCGAGCGTGATGTCGCGCTTGCCACGCAGGCTCGTGAGCGAGCGGAACGCGCGGCGACCGCGACCGCGGCGGGTCTGAAGACGGCGACCGAAAGCGCGGCGACGGCGCAGACGGCGCTCGCGCGTACGGGCACGATGATGCGCTCGGTTGGTTCCGGCTTGCTGGCGGCGGTCGGCGGCTTACCGGGAATTCTGGCGACCGTGGGCACGGTGGCGCTTGGGGCTGCCGCGAACTGGCTGCTGTTTCGCGACAACGCGAGCAGCGCGACGTCGAGTCTGATCGACATGCAGGCGCCGCTCGATCAGATCATCGACAAATATCGGCAACTGACGCCGCTGTTACAGGAATCTGAGCGGCTGCGCACGAAGCAAGAGGCGTCGCGGGCGGCCGATGACGCGCAGTCGGCATATCGGAATTTGGCGACGCGGGCGGCGCAAAGTGTCATGGTGCCGACGTTTGGCGATGCGCCGTCGGTGGTCTCGGATGCCGATCAGGCAGCGCTCGATCGATTCCTCGCCGGCCTGGATCGCCTCAAGACGTCGAACCTCGGCGTCGACGAGAAATCGCGCGAGATCGGGCGACTGATCGACCGCTTCGTGTCGGCGACGAGCGGCGGCGAAGCGCTGCGCGAGGAACTGGTGCGCGCCGCGGGCGCGATCGACACGGCGGGCCTCGCTTCGCAGAAAGGCGCGCAGGCACTCGCCGCAATGGATGCTGCGGCAAGGGGGGCCGCCGAGGGCGTTCGGCTGCTTTCTGACGCGAACAACTTCTTCGCCGGCGGAATGGCATCGGAGGCGTGGGAGAAATACGTCCACAAGCTCAGGGAAGAATCCGACGTCATCGGTATGACGGCCCGCCAGAAGGCCGAGTACGAAGCGCGGACGAAGGGCGCGAATGATGCGCAGGCCCGCATGGCCGGCCTCGTCGCCGGACGAGCGGACGCATACAAGTCGCTCGAAAAAGCGATTGCCGACAAGGATGCGAAAGCCGCAGCGGGGGCAAGAACCAACATCGACAATCTGACGCGCGAGCTCGCGCTGATGAATCAGCAGATGGTGGTCGCGAAGGCGCTTGAGGAGTTCCAAGCCGATCTGTCGAGCAAGAAGTTCGAGAAATTCGGCTTCAATGCTGACGCAGCTCGCGCCGCGGCCGCCGCGCGCGGAAAGCAAGCCTTCGACGAGACGGTCGCCTCTGCCGCTGCACAGACAGCACGTGTGTCGACCAACGCGGCAGCGGCTCGCGCGGCGAAGGGGGGCGGTGTTCATTCGCTGGAAAGCGAGCGCATGCTCGACAACATCCGGCAGCGGATCGCGCAACTGCGCGTCGAGGCGGTCGCAACCGACAAGCTGACGCAGTCGCAAAAGGATCTCCTCGCGTTCGATCAAAAGGTGACGGATCTGCGCAGCAAGCGCAAGAAGCTGTCGGACGACGACAAGAGCCTACTTCGCGATCAGCAGGCGATTCGCGGGATGTACGAGCAAGCGTCGCAACTGGAAAAGGAGGTGCGCTATCGCGACGCGATCAACAGGCTGAAGGAGCGCAGTGCGCAGATCGACGCGGAGCTCGGCGACTACGCGGCCGAGCGTCAGCGTGACGTGCAGCGCGAACTCGGGGCGATGTCGATGGGTGACAACGCGCGCGAGCTGAATCAGGCCATCAATCGCGTGAGCGACGAGTTTCGCCGTCGACGGGACGAACTGACGAAGGGCGCGCGAAAGGACGGCACGCTGGGTTCGCCCGAGTACATCGCCGAGATCGAGCGCATCAACACGGCCGAGGCGGAGCAGGTCGCGCGCGAGCGCGGCTATCTCGAGCAGCGGCTCGCGTTGCAGGCCGACTGGCGCGTCGGCGTGAAGCGGGCGATGGCGGTCTATCAGGAATCCGCGCAGAACGCAGCGCAGATGGCCGAGGAGGCGCTGACGAGTTCGTTCCGCAATGCCGAGGATGCACTCGTGTCGTTCGCGGCGTCGGGCAAGCTCAATTTCCGCGGACTGATCGACAGCATGATCGCCGACCTCGCGCGGTTTTCGGCGCGCGCGGCGATGTCTCAGGTGTTCGGAGCGATCGGCTCCGCTTTGGGATTCGACGGTGTCTCTGATGCCGTCGGCGCGCTCGGTGGTGCGGCAAGCGCGGCTGTCGGCTCGAACGCCTACGGCTTTCATCTCGCGACGGGCGGGGCAGTGTGGGGACCGGGCACGTCCACGAGCGACAGCATCCCGGCGCAGCTTTCGAACGGCGAGTTCGTGGTCCGCGCCGCAGTGGTGTCGCAGCCGGGCGTGCGCGCACACCTTGAGCGATTGAACGCAGCGGGGCGATCCGGCTTCGCGCGATTCGCCGCGGGTGGGCTCGTTGGCGGGAGCGCGGGAGGAGGGGATTCGCCGGCGCGCAACGGCGGGATCTCGGTCAGCGCGCCAGTTTCGATCGAGGGCGGATCGTCGAACCCCGCGAGCCTGATCGCGGTTGGGGAGTTCCGAAAGATGCTGGAACAGATGATACGCGAGCTCATACAACGTGAACGCCGGCAGGGCGGAACCTTGTGGAGAGCGCAAAACGGGATTGCAGGATGAAAGACACATTTGAATGGCCGTCGACGGTACAAGGGCACGGCGGCGATACGACGCTGCGTGTGCGCAAAGCCCAGTTCGGCGACGGCTACACCCAGCGGGCCGCAGACGGCCTGAACAATCGCGAATCGACATTCAATCTGCGGTTTGTCGGTAACGCGGCGAAGGTTGCCGCGATCATCGATTTCCTCGACCGGCATGCGGGCGCGGAGTCGTTCTACTGGACGCCGCCGCTTCGCGCCCGCGGACTCTTCGTCTGCGAAAAGTATTCCGAGCCGATCAAGAATGGCGCCGTCTATACGATGACGGCGCAGTTCGAAGAGACATTCTCTGTGTAGGAGTTCAGATGTCGGTACTTCAAAAAATCATCATGGGCGAGCCGCCCGGCGGAAGCGGCGGCGACAACAACCGCGTCGCACACACCAAGACGAACGAGAATTTCGGTGTGGTCGAACGCTCGACCCCGCTCGATATCGGGTATTTCAACGATAGTACGGACCTGACGCCGGACGATGTCGGAAAACGGTTCGGGCTGTGGATCGCCAATGCGGGAAAGGCAATCGGGCTCCCGCCCGCGTCGTCGGTGCGGCCGAATTCCTGCATTCACCTGTTCAACGTACAGGAGAAGGTATCGATCAAGTTGCAGGCGGGTGATCTGTCTCAGTTGACCGTGCTGAATACCGGCGACTGGGCGAAGTACGTGTCTGACGGTGTGAAGATCTGGCACGTCGCCGAGCGCGGCAAGATGATGTGGGACGAGGTCGTCGGCGGCAAGCTGACCGTGGGTAGCGATCTCTTCGCGGCGGCTCAGAACGACGAAGGGCACCTTGTGCTTGGCAAGATGCCTGGCTATTTCTACGGAAATAGCGGGTCGGTGGGGTGGTGGTCTTTAGACGCCGGAGGATCGTACCAATACCTACTCAGCGACCATACGTTTCGTGTCAACGACGAGGTAGTCGCAGTGTGCGACAAGGGGAACGCTCTTCGATTCGACTGGGGGAAGAAGACGGCTGGCCAGCTCGGGGCGACGGTCGACGGCAAATACCTCGGCTATCTCTGGCACAGCGGCAATCTTGCACAACCGATGACGCTTGACACGCCGCAATACGTCGGGACGAAGAAGACGTTCACGCAGGCGCAGGAAATCGCCGTCGGTGCAACAGGGCTTCATACGCAAGCGTCGCTGTACCTGAACGGAATGGGCGGTCTTAGCTACCTCGGATTTTCCGGGCTGAACAATACCGTCGGCGCGCAGTTTCGGATTTCCAGCAACACTTCGGTCGCCGAATTGCAGTGCGTCAACTACAACGCGACAACGTTCGGGGTGTTGACCGCTTCGAATTTCAATCAGGCGTCCGATCGTGCTTTCAAATCCGATATCCAGACGCTTGAGAACGTAATGGCGCGGCTGCGCGGTAAGCGGGGCGTGACGTTTCTGCAAAAAAGCAGTCCGGAAGCGGGGCGACAGGCTGGCGTCATCGCAAACGAGTGGTGGGATTTCCCGGAACTGCTCGGCGAGGGGCCGGAGATCGATGAGGACGGCGATTTCATCGTGCGTCAGTACGACGAGAGCGGCAAGGAGATTTTCGGCGAGAGCGGCCCCCCAAAGGGGCGGCCGTCGCTGACCTTCCGGTACACGAATGCCGTCGGCGTGCTGTTGGCCGGTTTGCTTGAGACGGATGCGGCGTTACAGGATGCGCTCGCGCGAATTGCGAAACTGGAGGCGGCGAAGTGAGCATATCGGCAGACGTCCAACAGCTCGAGCCGGGCCGTCTGATCGAGCTCTTCGAAGTCGACTGCACGGAAATTGGTGCCGACGTGTTGCGCTTTCACGGGCATCTTCAGTCAACGCCGATCGTGTGGCAGGGGCACGAGTACCGGCCATGGCCGATTCAGGCTGCGGGCTTCGAGCAGACATCCGACGCGCAGCAGCCATCGCCGACGCTGCGGGTGGGTGACATCAACGGAACGATTTCGGCGCTGTGCGTTGCGCTTGGTGATCTCGTCGGCGCGAAGGTGTTCCGGCGCCGGACACTCGCGCGCTACCTCGACGCCGTGAACTTTCCGGCCGGCAATCCGACGGCGGACCCGAACGAAGAATTGCCGCCGCAGCAGTGGCGGATCGAGCAGAAGAGCGACGAGCAGCCGGGATTGCACGTCGAATTTACGCTGTCGTCGCCGCTCGACTTTGGCGGCCAGCAACTGCCGAAGCGGCAGATCATTTCGATCTGCCAATTGGGGTATCGCGGTCCCGAGTGCGGCTATACCGGAGCGGCGTGTTTCGACAAGGACGACAACCCGGTAAGCGATCCCGCGCTCGATCGATGCAGCAAGAAGATCAGCGGTTGCGAACGTCGATTCGGTGTGAACAACCCATTGCCGTTCGGCGGCTTCTTGTGCGACACGATGGCGTGATGCACGAAACAGTTTCGATATGAGGACCCGCCAAATGGCGGGTTTTTTATGGATGATCAGATCAAGAGCGCGATCGCGGTGCATGCGCTCACAGAGTATCCGCGCGAGTGCTGCGGGCTCGTCGTGAAGACCGAGAGCGGCGAGATGTACGTGAGCTGCCGAAACCTCGCGGCCGCACCGACCGACCAGTTCGCGCTCGCCTCGGAGGACTACGCTGCGGCCGAAGACATGGGCGAGATTGTCGCGCTCGTGCATTCGCATCCCGGAGCGTCGGCACAGCCGACCGACGCGGATCGCAGGATGTGCGAGCGTAGCGGCATCGCGAAATGGGTGATCGTATCGCTCGGCGTGCAGGCCGACGGCTCGATCGGTGTCGACGACTGGTGCGAGTTCAAGCCGGCCGGCTACGTCGCGCAGCTGATCGGCCGCCAGTTCGTACATGGCGTGCACGACTGCTACGCGATCGTGCGCGACTGGTATCTCGCCGAGCGCGGCGTCGCGCTACCCGACTTCGAGCGCGAGGACGAGTGGTGGAACGATGGCCGATCGAATCTCTACCTCAACCACTATCAGGACGCTGGCTTTCTCGACGTCGGCCGCGACGTGACGTTGCAGGTCGGCGACGTGCTGCTGATGCAGATCCGCAGCAAGAACGGTGTGCCGAATCACGCGGGCGTGTATCTCGGTGACGGGCAATTCCTGCACCACATGCACGGGCGTCTGTCGACGCGCGCGGTGTGGGGCGGAATGTGGGCCGACAGCTGCACGACGGTGCTGCGCTACGTGGGAGACAGGAAGTGAGCGAGACGCTTCGCATGATAAGGCTGTACGGCACGCTCGGCGTGCGTTTCGGACGCATTCACCGCCTTGCCGTCTCGTCGACCGCAGAGGCGGTGCGCGCGCTATCGGTGCTGATTCCCGGCTTCCGTGCGTTCCTGACGTCGGCGCGCGACGCCGGCCTCACGTTCGCCGTGTTCAACGGCCGGCGCAATCTCGACGAGGACGAGCTCGAGCATCCGGTCGGGCGCGACGAGATCCGCATTGCGCCGGTAATCGTCGGCAGTAAGCGCGGCGGGCTCTTCAACACGATTCTCGGCGCCGCACTCGTTGCCGTTGGCGCGGTGGCGACGTTCGGTTTCGCGCAGCCGTGGGGCACATCGCTGATGGGGCTCGGCGCGTCGATGGCGCTGGGCGGCATCGTGCAGATGCTCAGTCCGCAACAGGCCGGCCTCGCGGGGACGGCGAACAACGGCACGTCGTACTACTTCAACGGACCCGTGAACAGCGCTGCGCAGGGCGAGCCGGTGCCGCTCGTCATCGGCGAAATGGTCGTCGGCTCGAAGGTGGTCAGTTCGGGAATCTATGCGGAGGATCAGGTTTGAAGAAGGTCCATGCTGAAGGCGGGGTGAAGCGCATCTACGGCGCCAAGGGAGGTGGTGGTGGCGGTGGCAGCAGTGAATCGCCCGACAGCCTGCATTCGATTGCGCGCGCGAAGGTGCTCGACGTGATCTCGGCGGGGCCCATCGTGGGGCTGGTGAATGGCCTGCAGTCGGTCTATCTCGACGGCACGCCGATCCAGAACGCGGACGGCTCGCTGAATTTCCAGAACTACACCGTCGACGCGCGAACCGGCACGCAGGATCAGGACTACATCCCGGGTTTTCCGGCCGTCGAGCGTGAGGCCGGCGTCGGCGTGCCGCTGACGTCCGACGCGCCGTGGGTGCGCCAAATCCAGAATACGCAACTGACTGCGGTGCGCGTGCGCTTCGGTGTGCCGGCGCTACAGCGTCAGGACACGTCGAACGGCAATATCACGGGCTATCGCGTCGACTATGCGATCGACTTGTCGGTCGACGGCGGGTCGTATGCGCAGGTGCTGGCCGGTGCGTTCGACGGCAAGACAACGTCGCTCTATGAGCGCTCGCATCGGATCGAGCTGCCGCGCGCAAAAAATGGTTGGTTGATCCGCGTGCGCCGCATCACGCCGAACGCGCACACGGCGACGATCGCCGACGCGATCAACATCGAGGCGATTACCGAGATCATCGATCGGAAGCTCCGCTATCCGATGACGGCGCTTGTCGGTATGACGTTCGACGCACGTTCGTTCTCGAGCGTGCCAGTGCGTTCGTATCACGTGCGAGGGATGATCTTCCGAGTCCCGACAAACTACGACCCGGAGACGCGTACGTACTCGGGTACATGGGACGGTACGTTCAAGGCAGCATGGACGAACAATCCGGCGTGGGTCTACTACGGCCTACTTCTCGACAAGCTCAACGGATTGGGCGACCGTGTCGATGCTTCGATGGTCGATAAGTGGGCGCTGTACGCAATCGCGCGTTACTGCGACGAACTCGTGTCCGACGGGAAGGGCGGCAAGGAGCCGCGCTTCACCTGCAACTGCGTGCTTCAGACGCGCGCGGACGCATTCAAGGTGGTACAGGATCTCGCGAGCGTCTTTCGCGGCATTTCGTACTGGGGCGCCGGGTCGGTGGTCGCGTCGGCCGATATGCCATCCGATCCGGTCTACCTGTACACGGCCGCGAATGTCGTCGGTGGTTCATTCAAGTACGTCGGCAGCGAACGCAAGACGCGTTACACGGTTGCGCTCGTCAGCTACAACGATCCGACGAACCAGTACAAGCAAGCTGTCGAGCCCGTGCAGGACGACGACGGGATCGCGCGATATGGCGTCATCAAGACGGAGGTCACGGCGTTCGGCTGCACGTCGCAGGCGCAGGCGCACCGGCTCGGGCGCTGGCTGCTGCTGACGTCGCGGTACGAGACCGGGACGGTGTCGTTTCAGGTCGGGCTCGACGGGACGCTTTGTGCGCCGGGACAGGTGATCGCCGTTGCCGACCCTAAGAAGGCCGGCCGCCGGATCGGCGGGCGCATCCGCGCAGCGGCCGGCGAAAGGATCACGCTCGACAAGGCGCCGACAATCGCCGCCGGCGATCGCTTCACGGCGATTCTGCCGTCGGGTATTGCCCAGGCGCGCGCGGTCAAGTCGGTCGACGGCGACACGGTCACGCTCGCCGAGCGCTTCGACGCCGATCCGGTGCCGGGCGCTGTGTGGATGATCGAAAGCCGCGAGCTCGCGGCGCAGCAGTATCGCGTGGTGAGCGTGCAGGAAAGCGACGACGACGGCCAGATCGTCTACACGATCAACGCGACGCAGTACGAGCCGGGGAAGTACGCGGCGATCGACGACGGCGCACAGATTCAGCAACGGCCGATCACGATCGTTCCGCCATCGGTGCAGCCGCCGCCGTCGAACGTCCGCCTCTCGACATACTCGGTGGTCGATCAGGGCATTTCGAAAACAACGATGGTGATCGCGTGGGATGCAGCGAACCACGCGACAAGCTACGTCGTCGAATGGCGGAAGGATAACGGCGAGTGGGTGAAGGTGCCGTCGACAGGCGGCCTGCAGGTCGAGGTGCCGGGAATCTATCAGGGCAAGTACCTCGCGCGGGTGCGCGCCGAGAACGCGCTCGGCGTGACGTCGATTCCGGCGTACGGCGTCGATACGCAACTGACCGGGAAAACCACTCCGCCGCCGTCGGTCGTGTCGCTGACTGCGGCGTGCATCGTGTACGGGATCGATCTGAAATGGGCGTTTCCGGGTGACGGTTCCGCTGGCGACACGCAGCGAACGGAGATCTGGTACAGCCGCACGCCGAATCGCGACGACGCGACCAAGTTCTCCGACTTCGCGTATCCGCAGGCGTCGACGTCGTATCAGGGGCTCGCGGTCGGGCAGGTGTTTTATTTCTGGGCGCGCCTGGTCGACACGTCCGGCAACGTCGGGCCGTGGTTCCCGGCGAAGGGGGCGGGCGTGCAGGGGCAGCCGAGCACGGATCAAAGCGACTACGAGAAGTACTTCGCTGGGCAGATCGGGAAGTCGGCTCTCGGTACGGACCTTCGCGAACCGATCGACCTGATCACCCCGCCAATGGCCGGCGATGCGACGATTTACGCGGGCGACGAGACGCTCAATGCTGGCGTCTGGTCGTTGCAAGCGGCGATTGCCGAGGGCGACATGGCGGTCGGGAAAAAGGTCGACACGGTCGCGGCACAGATGCGCTCGAGCTCGCATTTGTTGAGCGCCGCGGTGCAGAAAGAGACGATCGCGCGTGTTGAAGCAGATCACGCGATGGCTCAGGACATCACGACGGTGCAGGCGCAGGTGGACGACAACGTGGCTGCGGTGCAAACCGTTGCGAAGTCCTACGCCGACCTGAACGGACGTGTCGCGGCTTCGTATCAGATCAAGGTACAGACGACCGCCGACGGCCACAAATACATGGCGTCGATCGGTGTGGGCATCGACAACGAAAACGGCGTCGTCGAATCGCAGGTGCTCGTGTCGGCGAAGCGGTTCGCCGTGATCGACGAGGACGGCTCCGGTGTGATCGGTGCGCCGTTCGTCGTGCAGGGCGGGCAGGTGTTCTTGCGTCAGGCGCTGATCGGTGCGGGCTGGATTACGAACGCGATGATCGGCAGCTACATCCAGTCCGACAACTACATCGCGGGGCGGCAGGGATGGCGGTTGGATAAGACCGGTTGGTTCGAAATCAACGCAGCGGACGGCAGCGGAAATCGGCTTGTGATGGATGGTAGCAGTGTCCGTGTCTACGACGGTAACGGCGTGCTGCGGGTGCGCATGGGGATGTGGTGATGACGAGCGGACTTCAGATTTTCGACGGTGCAGGTCGTCCGATCCTCGACGCCAAGTCGCGAGCGGGACGGGTGGTTGGGATTGCTTGGGCTGGCGGGAGCGATGGGAGTGTCGCGGCGGATATGTCCGGTGGGGAGCCGTTTTGGGCCTTCATGCCGCAACAGATTTTCTTTCGTGTATCGGGCGCCGAGCCGTCGCCGGTCGTCTCGATTAATGCAGGGGGAATCAGTTGGTCGTATAGCCCGAACTCGGGCGGATCGAACGCGTACACCCGAGTCCCCGGGTGGATCGTTTTTGGAGTGTATTGATGCCGGCAGGATTTCAGGCATTCACTGATACCGGTGTGTATCAGATCGACGGGCGAACGCCGAACTACCAGATGGTCCAATCGATGGTGGCGGATTCTGCGGTCGGTTCGTTGCCTTTGGCACGGAATGATGCTGGGCGGACGTTCATGATAGATCTTCCGAGTGTCACTTTCACTTTCTCGTCAGTGGCGGGTCCGATGTACGCGGTACTCGCATCTGGCGCAGTGGGAATCACGCTGTGGGGTACGAAGCGAAACGGAAGTTCGTATTCCGTGACGTTTGTCACCGAGCGACCATGTAACGTCCGACTGTTCGTGTTCGACCAAGTACCCGTCGCCGCGGGAAACTTCGGGTTGCAGGTTTTCGATGCTGGCGGACGATTGGTCGCGGATTCGTCGAAGCCGTTTCTCCGGGTCCTCGATGTGATCTTCGAGGATTACATGAACGGTGTTGGGTGGACAGTCGAGGGCGCACCTTCGCCGCCGTGGCATTCTCGGTCGTACGGCGTGCCAGTTCTGATTTCCGCCATCTACTCCGTTCATCGAGCGTGGAGCTATGACCCGGGGGTGGTTGAGCTCTCGTCGATTCGCGTTGACGGTGGGAATGTGTCTTGGGGAACGGCGCTGTACAACGGTGGGAGAACGCCGAATATCGCATGCTTTCGCGAGCAGTATCACTCGCGATTCATGGTGCTTGACGGGACGGGAATCGTTTAGCGGGTCGCCAAATATGGCGGCCCTTTTTCATTGCGAGGGGCTGATGCGAGCGAGTCCGAGTGAAGTGGCGAGTTATGTTGGAAGTGTTACAGCTGTTGCGTCTTCACTGACGCTGACGGATATCGGCGTGATCGTCGGGATCATGACGGCAATCGCGACGTTTGGGCTCAACTTCTTTTTTATGTGGCGCAAGGATCGCCGGGAACAGCGCGAATCGGACATGCGCATTCTGGAGATGGAGAGGCACGATGGCTGAAATGCGGAGGACGACTCTTGTGGGTGTTGTGGGGGCTGCTGCGGCAGCCCTTCTTTTTTCCGTCGTCCCGAAGTTCGAGGGCGTCAAACTGGTCGGGTATCTCGATCCGGTCGGCATCCCGACAAAGTGCATGGGCGACACGCGCGATGTCGTCGTCGGCCGGGCGTACAGCGAGGCCGAGTGTCGCTCGTCACTCGAAACGCAACTGATCGCCCACGCCGAACCCGTGCTGCGTTGCACGCCGGGGCTGAGAGGTCGTCCGTATCAGCTCGCGGCGGCCGTGAGCTTTGCATACAACGTCGGCGCGCATGCCTACTGCAACAGCACGACGGCGAAGCGCTTCAACGCGGGCGACCTGCGCGGCGCGTGCCGCGCGATCAACGAATCCGATAGCGGTCGGCCGCAGTGGGTCTTTGCGAACTGCCGGACCGTTATCGACCCGAAAACGAAAAAGCCTTTGCCGGTATGCGACACGCTACCGGGTCTGGTGAAGCGGCGTGCGGAAGAGCGCGCGATCTGCGAGCGGGGGCTCTGATGCCGAAAGCAGCTCCGTATCTGTTGGCCGCCTTGCTTGGCATGGCGGCAGGCGCGGGCGCCGAGTACCTGATCGGCGCGCGTCGGCTCGCCGACGAGCAGGCCGCGCGTGCGCTCGATGCGCAACGGCACGCCGAAGCGTTGGGCGCGATCTCGCGTGCCGCGCTCGACGCCGAGCGACGCGCGATCGCCGCGAATGACGCAGCCGCGTCGGCGGTGGCCGCCGTCGACCAACGAACCACGAAGGAGAGGAACGAGCATGAAGCTGAGAATCACAGCCTGCGGGCTGCTCTTGCCGCTGGCACTGAGCGGTTGCGCGTCGCCGTCCGACGCTGCACGGCAGCCGGTCGCGACGGCATGCCCGGCGCTTCCAGCGCCGCCGGCGTGGGCGATGGTGCCGCCGCCTATGCAGACGTCGACGCAGCGGTTGCGGAACGCGTTTTCGGCGTCGTCGGCGACGATCAGCGCGAGATCGACAAACTGACGGCCCTCCAGGGTTACGTCTGCGCGATCCGGCCGCAGTCGCCTGGATGTCAGAAATGAAAATCGAATGTAAACTCGGCGGCTCATGAAGTGAACAACATCTATGGACCTGAGATCGAATATGAAAAGAACCTTCGCCTACATGGCGCTTCCGCTTTGCCTCTACGTTTCCGCATGTGGCGGTGGGGATGATGGTGGTGGGGGATCGTCTGGCCCGGCGATTAAGCTCACCTATTCGGGCGCGCCGCTGGTGTCGGAGCAACGAGCGCGGGCGATGGCCGCGGGTGCCAACGTTTCGAGCAACCTATCGAGCCAGAGCAGCTCGGCGGATGGCGCGGCCACCATTGCCGCACTTCAAGATGCCTTCAAGGCCCGCGGCGCGGATGTCGGGGTGTATCCCGGCATTGTCAATGGAACGACGTTGCACCAACTCGTCATGTCCGAGAACAACGGAATCGGCCCGGCAATCGACGAAGTTTATAACTCGAAAACGAACATCAGCGAATGGGTGCTCGTCAATTTCCAGTTCGACGACATGACGGGCTATATCGATTCGAACGAGAAGTCGGAGATGGTGGATCGCTTCAAAAACGAACTGCTGATCTACGTGGAACGAGAGTATATGAAAGGGCGGGTGGTATTCGCCGCCCTCCCGATCATGTCGTGCGCTCCCGATAAGGTAGTCAGTTCGGTCGACGCAGCCGGACGCGCTGTTTTGACGACGTATCCGACCGCGTCTAAAGCGCTTTATCGAGCCATTGAAGTGGCTGCGAATAACAACGTCTTTCCGGTTGATACAGTTGGCGGTACGTCTCAGCCGGATGTCGCGCACATGGGCGCCGATTGCAGTACGCCGGATAAGGTCGCGCAAGACGCTCAGATCGCGAGCATCGTCGATCCGCTGGTTGAGCGCTACAAGGTAGCGCTCGATACGATCAACAAGTGCAAGTACAACCGCGAGGCCATCCCGGAAGAAGGGCGGTCCGCGCAATGCTGGGGTATCGAGCCTGTTAAGAAATAATGCTTGTTGCCCCGGTCGCCCGGCCGGGGCTTTGCCTCCAAAATCGGGTGCATTGCTTTTATCCAACTCCGGTGTTCGCGGAATTACGGATTTGGATTCCTGTCATGTCTGACAGGGTGGTTCCGGCAATTTCCCCCGTGCTACATTCCATCGAAAATTTCCTTGTGGAGAGTTCGACATGGGGTTTGCGTTTATTTGCGAGGGGGACACGACCACGCATGGGGGGCGTGTGGTCGGCTGTAACGTCGCTAACACGGTTCATGGAAGGGCAATCGCATTGCTTGGCGACATGGTGACGTGTCCGCGGTGTGGTGGGATTTACCCGATCGTCAGCGTAAAGCGCGAGTTGAACATGACGTTTGGTGACAGGCCGATTGCTACAGACGGAGACAAGACCGCGTGTGGGGCAACGCTTATCGCGTCGCAAGGCTTCGCCACGGTTGCCCCTACATCAGGGGCCGCTGGCGGCAATTCGATCGGCGGTGGGAAGAGCGTCGTCCCGCAGTCGATGTCACGAGGGCCGGACAATCGATACCGTGGGCGCTTCCAGGTATTTGACGAGACGACTGGAAAACCGATCGCGAACCATCCCTACGTTCTGCAAACAGCGGACGGCCGGACAATATCCGGCCAGACCGACGCCGACGGCTATACGCAGTGGCACGAGGCAAACACGGCTGGATCGTTGCAATTTTCAGCCGAGTCGACTCAGGGGCCGGGCGAAGGCGGTGTTTTATGAGTGGTCGTGCCTACGGAGCCAACTCCGGTCAAGGTGGCATGTCGCCGAAGGGCGAAACGACGCCCGTGCGTCTTCGGCCCGCTACGCCCGACCCGGTCGATAAAAAGGTCATCTGCAAGGCCGTTTGTGTATGCAGTCGAGAGCCAGACACTGGTGCATCGGGCCAAAGCCTCAAGCAGCAGTGCGTTTCGCGCAACCTGCGCGACGTGGATCGGTCGATGGGGTGGAAGAGCCCGTACAAGTCGGAAGTCAACTACGACATGACACAGATCCCTCCGTCGCCGATCATGCGCTCCGCGTCTCCCTTGGAGCCGCATCCTTACTTGCCAGGCTGGATTCAAAAATACTGGCCTGGCGGGAAAGATGCGTATCCCGCTCGCGCCGGTGCTGTTCGGCGCCCCGACGTGGTGATTGTCAAGGACGGATCTCTGCCGCCAACTCAGGACAACATCAAGAGCGTGGTGGAGATTAAATTCCCGCCTCAAGAAAGGGATCGCGAGCAAGAGGACGACTACGCACGCATTGCCGGTTCGCCCGAAAAGGTTGCGACTATGGGCCCCGGCGACTGTGACTGCTCCGACGATGACGCCAATGAAAGTCCGCTCCGAGCGGTTTCTGAGGCGCTCTCCGAACTCGGGCGTTCCCTGCGTCAACTACTTAACCGCAGTCCTGCTTCCCCGCCTGGCATGGGTGGTTTGCCGTTGCCACCGCCCCCCATAGTCGTTCCATAATTGAGCCTTCCTAGCATCGACGCGAATATGGATCAGAATTTTCTCGAATGGGCAAAGGCCAATCAGGGCAAAGCGCTGGTGCCCAATGGTCTTTTGGAACCTCGCTACGCAACCGGTGGAATCGGAGCGGCCGTCGTCGTGCGCGCGTCGCTCTATTTTGAGCGTGCATTCGATCCCGTCGTCCGCGCGGCGGTTGCCGACTGTTTCGACGACTACTGTGCTGTACCCGAATGCAAATTGACGTTCCTATGGAGTAACGGGAAGGCGGCGCAGCCGTTCGCGCGAGCCAAGCCTCTGCGTGCAGCAGCCAGTAAGCTCGGTCCTGAGGACCGTTTCGACTTCTGCTACGTTGGCGGGGAGCAAGCCTCGGACGCAAGTTTTTGGAGATTCGAGGTCGTGGGTCAGCGCCAGTGGCAAGAGAAGATGGGCAATCGCGGTCTCAACTCCCTAGCGTTCTCATGGCCGGTTGTGGCTGTCCAAGAGACCCCCGATGCCTTCGCAAAACTGTTCTTTGATGCTGCGCGCCGCTTAGATGCCGTTCAAGGTCAGGCGGGCTTCGCCGTCAACCTTTCCCCGACCGCTCCTCACGAGAATGAGGCGACGGAATACTGGATCGCGCAAATTATGCCGGGGCTCGATGTCGGCGACCCCGGATCGACTTCAGCCCGCGATCTGAAGGGCAAAATTAAATCCGTCAATTGGCTGACAGCCATCGGCAAGCCCATGTTGGACACCGTCGGCGGTGTTCGCGCGCTGACGTCGGAACTCCCTCCGAATTGGTTTGCCATTGGTGATTACGGTGCCGGCGTTATCGTCCGTGCGGGCGTATTGCCTGAGTCGGGTCTCTCCGAGCGCGAGGAGCAACCCCCGTTCTTGCCACCGGCCTACGTCGTCCTCGATAAGGCACTGCGGCGCGTGCGAGCGGAAAGCATGGACATTCTTCAGCGCGGCACGGTCAACGCCGGCGCGCCGGTCTACAACACGCGCGAATCAACGGCAGCGTGGCTGCGCCGCTTCGAGGTGGGCGACGACGAATTGCTCAGTGCGAAGGCTGCGATTCTCAAAACGCCGCGTTTGCCCAAAGGCTCGATTCCGAGCAGTAGTGGCGATCCAGTCTGATGCATCGGCAGTTCGCCGCGCCGCTCCCGTTTTGGGCGGGCAATAGGTGGCCGGCGAGAGTGGCGTTCGCCACAGTCGAGCAGGTACTCGCATCTCATCGGGAAAGTTCTGGTCGTTCATCTTTTGTTCCTGCTACGTGATGCGATAGAACGCCTCTTCGCCGCGCTCGACTTCAAGGATGCGCTTTAACTGGTCGAGCGCGAATAGCTCCATCCCACGTTTCTCTGCCTCAGCTCGAGCTGCGTCGACGAGCTTTCGCGATTTTCCAACAATGTTGTTTCGCAAATATGCGATCTCGAGAGCCATGCGTTGCTCGAGCGTATGCCGGCCGACCTTCTTGCCTTCCTCGAGACGCCATTTTTCGCGCAGTTCGGCCCACGTTACCCGCTGAAATTGCGGGATTGATTTCGGCGATGCGCCGCGCGGCGCGTCGTCCGGCGACTCCCAGCGCTTGGACTTGAGCTCTTCGCGGGCGCGCCATTCGTCCGAAAAGGGCGCGACCGGTTCTCGCATACGGGCGAATGGGGCGGCACGATCGATTTCCTTCTCGACAATGTAGCCAAGCCTCCGTAGCGGCGCCCCATACTCGAGCAACGACGGGTCAATTGCGCGCGCCCGCCGCGACGCATCTGCGATGCAACTGCGGAGCTCCCACAACGTGAGGCGTTGGTGCTGGACTTCGAGAATCAGCCGTTGGACGTCTGCATACGTGCAGCGCGTCCACCACTCGGTCATCTCGGGTAGCTTGGGCGGGTTGAACGGTGGTAGGATCATTTCGTAATATGAGAAAACCTGTAATTTTATACAGTATATCTTGGACTATGATGAAGTGATCCATCCCCCGAAAAGAGGTGCCGTCGTGTGCACCAACTATCGCGCCCCCGACGAAGATCCGGGTATCAGCGAGCTACGGCTTGGTCTGATCGATCTATGGAAGAGAACGCCTTGGGAGTTGGAGATTTACCCGGACTATCTCGCGCCTACGGTGGCGATGATCGACGGGCGCGTCGAGGCGTTCCTCGCGGGGTTCGGCTACTGGCCGCGCGCCTTGCAGAAAGCAAACATCGAGAGAGCGAAGGTCGAGGGCAAAGTGCCGCCGATCATGCGTAGCACGATGAACGTGCGCGACGACAATCTCGGGCGATCGCCGCTTTACGGGCCGGCATGGCGCGCGGGGCGCCGCTGTTTGATTCCGGCGCAGTGGATTTACGAGCCGTGCTACGAGACCGGTCGAAATGTCTGGCATCGAATCGGCCTGATGGGCTGGCGGCCCTATTGCGTTGCAGGGATCTGGCGTACGCTGACGGGCGCGGATGGGAACGACCTGCACACGATGGCGATGATCACCGTCAACGCCGAGGGCGATCCTCTCATGTCGCGCATGCATAAGCCCGGCGACGAAAAGCGATCGGTCGTCATACTCCGGCCGGACGATTGGGGAGAATGGCTCTCGACCGGAAATATCGACGCCGCGCGCGCTATGTTGCAGCTTTACTCGGCCGACGAACTCGTTGCCGCCCCAAAATAGCTTTGTTAGTTACACGAAAGCTCGCTGACTGCGGGCTCTTTTGCTACAGCACGGAGCGGGACGCTCGCTGGACGATGCATTTGGTTGTCGTACACATCTAAATTGTGGGGAATCGCTGGCCACCAGATTCCCGGCGCTGTCTCATTGCAGCCAGGAGGCGACGTTCGTCGGCCTCATTGCTCTGCCCCTCAAATTTCTACTCCACCCAGCAACCGGTCATTAAGCTTCGCGAGTGGATGTTGCATTGCTTCATCGGCCGTTCGGATCTTCGTATCCACCGATAGGGAATTCCCTATTCGAATTTGGTTAGCCAACGTAAATACCTTGTCCTATAGTCCGAACAAACACGATTCATTGTCTGGACGGGGGCAAACCATGACAACCACCTTCAAATGCATAGCTAAACGCATGACCGGAGGCCAGCGCCACGAGCACCTCAGCCAACTCTGGTGGGTCAAGTGCATCGATGGTCGCGAAACGACCGAAGGTGGAAGCTCAAGTCGAGATCAGATGGTCTCGTTCATTGAACAAAATGGAAATACGTCTGTTTGGTGCCCAGACCAAAATCCACAACGTCAGGGCGCATGGGTACACGTTAATCATAATGGCCCAACTAAATACGTTCAGACGGTCGCCGATGGACGTTGGACCGACAACCTGTTAGCGCTACCGGATCGGTAGAGGAAGCGATTACCGCTCTTGGGTTAGAGCAAGACAACAGGTGACCGCACAACAGCCTTCAGCTCTGCGGTATGCCGACGGGCTGCTTCGGGTCGGCTTCCGCCGGATGCAGTCCGTTCGACGCCGACATCCGACAACGGCTCGCCGTTGGGCTGTAGTCGGCCAGAAGCGGATGGTCGCTCGCAAGCCGCGTCGGACACTCAAACGGCGCGGCGATCCGGGCACCGGACGTTCGCTGTGACGATTTCGTCCTCGGGACCGCCGGCCGATGCGGAATTTCTCCATATTTGCTCTCCGCTGTAATACTTCGGTCGAAGCCCATCACCGCCGTGCTCTTCCCGTGAATTGCAGAAGTCACGTCTTAAGCGTTGGCGATAGACCGCGCTGACCTGCTCCCGAGGCGGCGCCGCTTAACTGGCATTTAAATCATACAGTACCGGTGTTAAGTTCTTGGCGAACAGCAAAGACGTAAACTTAGATCGGGGGAACAGTGGAAAGTCGCACCGGCATACAGAGCCTTTTCATTGAAGGGCTTCACGAACAATTCGACGTCGAGCTTGAATTAAAGCCCGGGTTGAATATCATTTACGGCAAAAACGGAAAAGGAAAAACTACAGTCCTCCACATTCTAGCCAACGCCTTAGAACTCGACTTCAAAAGGTTCAAGTATTTAAATTTCCGACGTATTGAAATTAAGACTTTCAGTGGGGCGAAACTGGAAATATTCAGATCGCCTGGGTTGGACGGCGTCGAAATACTCATCAATGGGGAGAGAACATCTCTACTGAATAGTTCAGAGGAACTTTCGGAACTTGAGATGGCAGCCATACGGGCAACCTTGGGTGAACGGTCAACTTATCTGCCAGCGTTTCGTTCTGTACTTGAGCGCGTTCGCGAGGAGTCAGGCGCTTACTATCGGGATCGCACTCGTGACTCAAGTGTTGATGAGCTGGAAATGAAAGAGCTGCAAGTACTTCGCGAAAAAATTGGCAGCCGGAAAGCCAGAGATGTCATGGAACTTCGTGTGCTCCGAGAAGAAGCAGGCTTCACCGCTAGGAAGACCGTACAGTGCAGACAATGGTTTGGTCCATTTGTACCAACAGTACGCTATCCATCGATAATGGAGGTAGACGATGGACTAACGTCTGAATGGAGAGCTGCGCAGCTAGATATGGCTCAACGTGAGCAAAACATGTTCGCCGACGTTTTTGTCAAGGTATTTCGAACCATCGTTGGCTTGGAAAATCCACAGAAACCTTTTGAAATAGAAGATGCTCTTGCATCGATAGCCGACGCTCTCGATAGCAAAGATTATCAGCTTGGCAATCGTCGCTCAGAACTGATATCGGCACAGCTATTGGAGGCGATGGAATTTTTGAAAAAAATCCTGCGCATGAATCCCAAGGAATTGAGAAATCCGTTCTGGGCTTGTATTTGGAGACTCTGGTTGATCGCAAAGAAGGCCGACGGAATGCATTGCAAAGCAGTAGAGATTTTGAGGCTTCGATAAATAGATTCTTGGACAAGCAGAAAACATTGCGCATTGGCGAGCCGATCGTTAAGGAGCGCGTGCGATCTGCCGTTACGGTCGAAACAGAGGGGGGGCGAGCCTACGGGCTAACAGCACTATCCTCCGGTGAGCGACAGATATTAACAATGCTGTATTCCGCTAGCCGATCGCGATTTAAGGATGGAATTTTTCTAATTGATGAACCTGAACTTTCTTTGCATATAGATTGGCAACGAAAGATTTTGAATGAATTGATGTCTTTGGCTCCCGGTCGCCAAATCATCGCGTGCACCCATTCACCAGAGGTCGGAGCAGATCACTTTGAAGACACGCAAGATTTTGAGCCGCGCCTGACCAAGCGTGATCAAGAAGATCTTTTTGATGAAATCGACAATAACGATGATCGGGAATGATATGCAAGGGTATTCAATAGCGGGTTATCTCAATGCAGTGTTGCGTCGATCGGAAAAAACCATGCTCGTTGAGGGCATTGCGGATAAATCTGTTTTGATGCGACTTAAAAACGAGCGGTGCTCTACAGTTGGAACAGATCTCCCGGGAGTAATCGACGTTGCAGGACTTCTCACCGATGATGTCTTAAAGGGTCTCGGTATGAAAGCCGTTGTTAAAGTAGTGCAGGACCGACTAGCGCAATCCCCCCGCATGCTAGCGGCTGCGGGCGATAAGTTCGGAACCTTAACCGATCGGGAGTGGGACGGGCTCACAGTGGACATGGAGCTGGAAAGTCCATGGTTTGCACCCGACCAAGGAAGTCCGAATTTCGTAACAATCGGCCATTCAGTCGAAAATTATTTTTTTAGGCTGGCGCCGATCGACGCGTTTCTGCGGCAATTTTTTAGTGACCACCTAAGTCAGAATTTTTTTAACGATCTAGCCGAGAGATTCCGTGCGATCATAGGATTTGCAGTTGTGTATTCTCTGGCGATTCGGCATATAGGTGCAATTGGACGCGCGGATCGTCTTATATCGCATGAAATGATCGAATGGCACAAGGGAAGTTACTTGTCAACAGCTCGACTGAATATTGCCTTAAGTAACCGCGGTGTCATGGCAGCGCAAAATCCGTATTTACTAATCAATTATGGGATCTGGAAATACGCTGAGCGCTATACCGCTCCGGAACCATGGCACTGGCTGTGCCACGGCCACTTAGGCGAGCAGGCAATTTGGGCATGCGTCGCCAGTCTCGCCAGCGAGCACGGAATATCGCCCGATGTTGCTACGCAAATTGAGCGTGGATTGATCGACGTAAGATTTCGACATTGCGTCGATTACCTGTGTCGCGATGTGGACCAGACCAATACACCGCTTGATTCGGCGATTGACTGGCTTACTACGTGACCGAAATCGTCGGGCTCTCCGACGGCGATAGGGTTAGACTTCGACGATCTCCAAAGGCAGGTTTTATCGAAAAGACGTTGATCGACCTTGCAGTTCGAGTGACCGGACGTCGCGCTGAATTCACGAACGGACGCTATGTTTTGAAAGCCGCCTCAGACGCCACGGTGAGTCGGCCGTCCGCTTCGGGTCGACGCCGGCCGTTTCTGAAAAGGCGCCCCAAGTCGGAGGGCGGCGTTTTTGACAATGGCGTCGTAACGCCGGCAAGATTTGGGGAGAAATTTGGGGACGAATGAGGGTGGTGGAGGGGCATGTCCGGATCTCCATTTCCATAAAAAACAGAGCTTTACGCCCCGCCAGCCCCTTGCAAAACCCTCGTTTTGGGTTCGAAACCCATCGAAGGTTCGTTCGTTGCTGCGGGCTACTGTTCTTTGAACTGGGGCGGAAGAGGGTATTCGAGCGGCGAAGACTGAGATCGGGATGACGAGCAATGACAGGAATTAGGATTGCACTGCCCGCGAACCCTTAATTTTCAGACGATCCTCGGGGGTTCGAATCCCCCTCTCTCCGCCAGAACACCTTCCGAGCGGTTCCGCTCGATTCTCGTAGATCCCCCGAGGCGCCTTATCTGGCGGCGTTTTGGGGGTGTCAATCCTCTTGTCCGTTCCGCCCCGTCCCGACACAATCTACCCATCGAATGGGGGTAAGTGAAGTGGTCAAGCAACTTTGGACACTGCTCCGGGATAGGCTGCGAGCGCTTCGAAACGCGCTGGCGGCAGTCCCTTCGCAGCCGAGTGAAGGCGACGATGGTTGTAAAAATCGACTAGATAATCAGTGATGTCTTGCTCTGCATGGCGGTGATCGACGTACAACTGGTCGCCGATCCATTCATTTTTGAGACTTCGGAAGAAGCGCTCGACCACCGCGTTGTCCCAACAGTTGCCGCGCCGACTCGTGCTCTGGATCGTGCCACGGGCGCGCAGCTCGGCGAGAAAGCGCGTGCTCGTGTATTGGCAGCCCTGATCCGAATGGAACATCAGGCCTGGTGGCGGACGACGATGATCGTAAGCCCGTCTTAATGCCTTTAGTGCCAAGTCGGTGTCCGCGTGCTGACTAAACGCCCAGCCCACCACGCGGCGCGCGTACTGGGGGAGCTTGCCGTCCCATTTCTCGATCGCCATCTGTTGCAGGATCTGGCTGTTCTCGCGTAGTGCTTTCGCTTTCACCTCGAGCGCTTCGGCCTCGCCCTTGGCGATCGCGACTTGCTTTGCCGCGTCCGCCTCGGCTGCACGCAGTTCGTTCTCCTTCTGCTGCGCGATCTGCGTCGCAGCGATCTTCCCGTTGATCGAGTTCATGACCTGCTCGGGGAGGCGCATCTGATTCACGAAATAGACCTTCTCGACACTGATTCCGACCTTCGCGGCGTTCGCCTTTACCTCGTCCTCGACGCGCTGCTGTAGCGCCGCCTTGCCCCTGCCGTAGACGTCCTCGACCGCCATCGACGCGCCGGCGAGATTCAGGGCGTCGCGCACGATCGCGCGCAGGTAGACGCCCGTGATCTCATCGACTCCGCGCCGATACTTCTGGAACACCTTGGGCGCGTTCTCACGCGGGATCGCGTAGCTGACGCCGATGTCGGTGTCGACCGACAGGCCCTCCACCGTCTGGAACGTGAACGACTCGTCGGACTTGCCAGCTTTGTCCCACACGTAGGACTGCGTGAACGTCGGGAAGATGAACATGTCGACGTTGGGCCCGTTGAAGTAGCGCCCGGGCCCCTTCACTTCGACGTTGACGCCGCGGTCGTCGCCGTAGCGTTGCACCTTCACACCGACGTAGCCGGCCGGGACGTTGTCGCAGCCGGCCGCGAGGAACATCGTCGGCGCGAGGATCAGAATCAGAAACAGGCGTTTCACTTGGTCTCCTTGAAATGAGGGGGGATGAATTTCACAAAGGCGGCGGCATATGCCAGCCACACGAACGGCACGGCGAGCAGGGTGATGCTGCTGTCCTGATTCACCAGCCACGGGGTGACGATCGACAGCAGCACGAGAAACAGCACGGCCGCGACGATGAGCTTCGAAGCGGTTTTGATTGGTATCTCCGGTAAAAAATGGCGGGGCGCGCATACGGGCCGCCCCGCCGAAAGGCCGCGCTTATCCGAGAGGAAATCCCGCGCGCGGCGGGCGGGGAACTGCGGTGTGGGTTGCGTTGGTCACAAAAAGCCACGCGTCCGAAGCGCCGGAATGTGCGTGGCTATGGGGAGGGGCGTCGTGCTAGGATTTCCAGCAAACAGAATCAGATGACGGGGTGCGACATGGACTGGCTGACATTTGTATCCAAGGTGATCGAGGCCACAGCGTGGCCGCTGGCCGTCCTTATCCTCGTGTTCAAGTTCAGCGACCGATTCCGCGAGTTGCTCGGCAATTTGACGGAGTTCAATCTCCCCGGGGGAATATCGGGAAAATTCGAGGCGCCGTTGCAAAACGCAGAACATCTAGCAAGGCAATTGGAGCTTACTTTTATCGGCGAAGGGGGCGTCGAATTCACGCCTGACCCGATTGCGCTCAATGCGAACCCGACTGGCGTGATCATGGAGGCATGGAAGGAACTCACGTCGGTGGGGGGGACCTTTTTAAGATCGCTCAAATTCTCGGGAGAGACGCACGGATCGTCAGTGGGAGCATTAGCAAAGACGTACTACGAGAGCTCGAATCTCGGTGCCTCGTGCCGGACGACGAGATAAAGCTCTTGAGAGAACTTCGCGAGATTCGCAATCGCGCTGCACATTCTGTTAAGGGCCGACCAACGCCAGATGAGGCCGAGCGATTTGTTTCGATTGTTCGCGCACTTGAGGCTGCTTGGATTGCTCGATTGGCGAGCGCGGAGCCGAGGTAACTTGTCAAATCGAAAGAGATGGAGAGGATCTGCGAGTCCAGCCTCTGCGAGCGCAATTACAGGGCGCCAGCCCGGTACGACGCACAGAGAAACCATACGCCTCCGATTGTGGTGCCATAGGCGAGGATTATCCCGAAAGCTCGAGCGAGACGCCCGTTCGGCCGAGCGCACGCGGCGAGTAGGTCATTGTCGAAAGCGACTCTGTTCATGATGGTCTCGTGTCGTCGCAATTACCGACGGTATGCATGGGTCGAAGCGGCGAAAGGCTCGATGGACGTATCGGCTGCCGGCTCAATGCGCTGCATGGCGCCGGACGGCATGAGCTCGATTGCGTCGAGGCAATGTCCGGCGAAGTAGTTGCGATCATGGCGCTCGATGGCGTCTTGGAGCTTGGCCCATGTCAGGGTTTCACGGACGTTGTATTCGTGATTTGCATGGATGTGAATCTTCGCGGTCCCCGGTGGGTTTTGATTGCCCGCAGGGCGGGCGCGGTTGGTCAGGGGGCGTCCTGATCGATTCGCTTGATGCATGACTTAGCGTCACGGATCGCCTTTTCATGGCGTGCGACGGCTTCCGGATAGTGCTTCATCGTGGGCTCAGAAGCCGTCAGCGCTACCATTGCGCCGCAAAGCGCATCGACGAGCTCGGTGTAGAAGGGAAGATCCGCAACGTCGGCGACGCGGTTGCAGGCTTCGAGTACGGTTTGTTTGTCCATCATCGTTCTCCTGTAGCGGGCGGGGTTGGTCAGTGCATGTGGTGCTCGCCGCGGCCGATGTGCTTCATCGCACGCGTAACCTCGACGACGAGCCAGAGAATCAGCAGGGCCAAAGCCCCAGTCACGAAGTGCTTCACCTCAGCAGCCTCCGCGAAGATCTTCGGTGCCCTGAGCGATCAGATCGCTTGCAACTTCGCGCAACAGGTGCTCGACAAGCGCGCCGCGAGGCAGACGGCGCAGTTCGAGGAGGTTCTTTGCGGCTTGGCTCACGATCGTCTCCTAGACCTTGAGCCCGATCGACCGTAGAAAGAGGCGTCGGTCGTATTCGAGCTTCAACCGGGCCGCGTGCCGCATTGCATGGGCGCGGCCGATGTTCTCGCTGTACCGATGAGATAGGCCGAGTACCGCCCACGTCTCACGGCTCGCGTTTGCGCTGACTTCGAGGTCAGCTGCTGCGTTTTCGAGCCACTCGACCGACACGGTCGGCAGCTTCCGTTTCGATTCCACTGGATCTCCTTTCGAAGAGTCACGATCACGATCCTCGTTTCCCCTCATGATTTAGTAATCCGAATTCAAAACAACGATCAGGGCGTAACACCAATCGATCTGCTTCCTTGTCAGTTTTCATGGGATGGGGCCACTGCCGCGACTTCCGACTTCGCTTTCCCCTCCGAACGACAATCCGGCTATCTCGTGAACCGCCATGTGCGTCGCGACCAACTCCGGCGTCCTCTGGCTCCCTCGCCGCGGCCAGACCACGTCCGCATCGGGAGGACCCCATCTCATGAAAGCTGAGTGGTGTCGGGCGCTACCCCGTTTCTCGGCTACACCGTTGAGCCGACCGGTTGCTCCCGCTGGGCGGGTCCCGGTGCGCTCCTCAATCGAGGGGCGCGCCGAAGCGCGTTAGCGAGATGAATCGGGCATGCGGTGCTCGCGTCTGGTCCAATCCTCGCGGGTTTGCCTTTCCGGGCGCACACGCGACGTATCAGCAGGCGAAGCGGTCGATTCTTGGGCCGCTGAAACGTCGCGGCCTGCTGAAGTGTCCCGAAATACTGTAGCTACAAAAAATACTTGCAATTGTTATTAACCGTAACTACAATAATTTGCATGGACATCACCTTTGACCCGACCAAGAACGAAACGAACATTGCCAAGCATGGAGTGTCGTTGGCGCTTGCAGCGCAACTCGACTGGTCGGACGTGTTGTCCTACGTGGACGACCGACGCGACTACAGTGAAGTGCGCGAAGTCGGGTTCGGTGTGATCGGCGATCGCCTCTATTGCGTGGTGTTCACGCAGCGCGGCGACTCGATGCACATCATCAGCATGCGTAAGGCGAACAAGCGGGAGGTCAAGAGCTATGTCGAGCAAGCGTAAGATCGTCATGCCGACGGACGAGGAAGACGCGGCAATCAACCGCGGCATCGCGGCCGATCCCGACACGTTCGAAGTGCCGGCGGAAGACTTCGCGAAGATGACGCGGCGAGGCAAGCGTGGCCGTCCGCCGCTCGAAGCGCCCAAGGTGCAATTGACGGTGCGCTATGACGTCGACATTGTCGACGCCTTCAAAGCGACGGGCGAAGGTTGGCAGACGCGTATGAATGATGCGTTGCGCGAGTGGCTGAGGGAACATCAGCCTGCGTAGCGCTCGTTCGACGACGCGATAAAAAGAGGTTGTAAACCGCGCCGCGTTTCGCTATATTGACGACGTCGGGCGCGAGGTGCGCCCAAAGTAAGCCCGCTCAGTTTGCTGTGCGGGCTTTTTCTTTGTCGCGTGACTGAGAGGTTCAAGGTTGACACCGATAGAGCAGCCAGGTGGTTCTGCAAACCAACACCGGGTTGCCCGTGAGTTCGAATCTCACCGTGACGCCACGCTGTACAATGTTTCGCCGAGCGAATGCGCAGGCTGATGCGCGAAGCCCGGTCGTGCTGGTGCCATCGCAGACCTAGATCGTTAAGACGCCATGCCGTAGATCAGCGCCGGCCGCTCGACCAAAGCCCGCAAGGTGAAAGCCTCGCGGGCTTTTCCGTTTACGCGCCCAATCCGCAATGAGGTTTCCCTATGCCGATACGTACGATGAAGCCCTGTAAGCACCGAGGATGCGGTGCACTCGTTGCGGCTGGCAAGTCGTACTGCGCGCAGCACACCCATGAGGCGGTGAAGTGGAAGTCCGACGCGGTGCGCGGCAATCGTCATGCGCGGGGATACGGAACCGCGTGGGACAAGATCAGGCAGCGCATCTTGCGTCGCGACAGCGGCCTCTGTCAGCCCTGTTTGCAAGCAGGGCGCGTGGGCGTTTAGTCAGCACGCGGACACCGACTTGGCACTAAAGGCATTAAGACGGGCTTACGATCATCGTCGTCCGCCACCAGGCCTGATGTTCCATTCGGATCAGGGCTGCCAATACACGAGCACACGCTTTCTCGCCGAGCTGCGCGCCCGTGGCACGATCCAGAGCATGAGTCGGCGCGGCAACTGTTGGGACAACGCGGTGGTCGAGCGCTTCTTCCGAAGCCTCAAAAATGAATGGATCGGCGACCAGTTGTACGTCGATCACCGCCATGCAGAGCAAGACATCACTGATTATCTAGTCGATTTTTACAACCATCGTCGCCTTCACTCGGCTGCGAAGGGACTTCGACAGACGTATCGATTTGGTGTTCAAGGCCAGTGAAACCTGTCAGCGCATCGCGCAGATTGAAGGGGTTGGCCCCAAGACGGCTACCGCCATCGTTGCTGCAGTTTCTGACCCAAAAGACTTCCGGAACGGCCGACACTTTGCTGCCTGGCTCGGTCTTGTTCCCCGTCAGAGTTCCAGCGGAAACCGAACGCACCTACTCGGCATCAGCAAGCGAGGCGACCGGCATCTACGCACCTTGCTCATACACGGTGCTCGCGCGGTACTCCGAACCGCACCAACAAAACATGACAAGAAACACGCCTGGGCGCTCGCGTTGAAAGCCAGACGAGGTGCTAATCGAGCCATTGTTGCGATCGCGAACAAGATGGCTCGCGTAATCTGGTCGATGCTCGCAACCGGCCAGTCGTATCAGAAAGCAGGGTAGCAACTTCACCAACGATGCGTTGACGAATTGACGAGTGGCACACCGGTCGATCCGGGCGAGCAGGGAACCTGATTTTTATAACGGCCCTTGAGGTCTTCCAGTTGTTGAGGCCTGCACGTGCGGAATTCCAGTTGGGCGCTGGGCGATGCCCTGACGCCGGATATATGTACGCAATCGACTTCCGTGTCCGTCAACCTCCGTTTGCTATTGGGAGCAGTCCATATATGTAAAACGTCGCGTCGCTGATTCCCATCTTGCGGCAGACCTCCGCGACCGGCGTGCCCAGCTCGGCCTGCTTCAACGCATAGGCGATCTGTTCTTCGGTGAACTTGCTCTTCTTCACGGCATGACCTCCTGGTCTCGATGACAACGTCATGCCGAAATTTTCCACTTCCAAGTGGGACAGTTTTGTGGGCTAGGGTCAAATGCAATCGAAACGCAACAGAAATCTTTCGGTGATATGTGCGCGATATCTTGGTGAAGGTATGCCAGCGTGACGAGGCGCGCGGTTCGAGCGACGCCCGTGACAATGCGAGCACGGCCGACTGGTCGTCGCTAGTGTATTGATGGCTTTTCGACAGTGACATCC